CAAATGAAACGGCCATCTATGATGCGAATGTTATCAATGAAGCGACTAGCATCTCAACGGATCTAGAAAATTACAATGTTACCCAAATAGATAGCCCACCGGATCTAACTTTTTATTGTAGCAATAGTATAAGTATTAACGCATTTACCCAAACGAAGCTTTATGGAAACGGGTCGAATGAATCTAATCTTCAAACCTTTAATGGACCACTATTTTTGGATGCTGCTTTGACACAAAAAATTGGAAAATGGGCATTAACACAAACACTCTATAATATAAATTCAAAATCAACTAGAATTTTTGATAGAACTGGTGTGATAACATTTTATTTACCCAATGGACAGATTACAACAATGAATAATATAGGTGTATATAAACGTAGCGATGGAATATATATTACTCTTCCGGGCACGTATTTACAGACGATACTAGGTGGAACGGATGAGTATTTGAATGCTCGGGGGATTGTGAAAAGAATTGTTACTGTAAATAGCATAACTTTCTCGGTAAGCATCTATTTGAACCAATAAATAAGAATTATTTTTTTTGTGAAAAATCAAATACTCGTAAAAAACATAACAATGACCTTTACAGCTTCCGCATCCGCAAACGGCGAGGCCTACACAAAAGAGAATGTACTTGTAACAGCCGTGTCTTCCGCAACCGCCACTTCGGAGATTTCCCAAGAAGATGCTTTAGAAAAAGCAATGATGTTGGCACAAGAACTAGCAAATGAAACAGCCATCTACGATGCGAATGTTATCAATGAAGCGACCAGCATTTCAACAGATCTAGAAAATTACAACGTAACCCAAATAGATAGCCCTGCGGATATAAGCTTTTATTATACTACAAATAAGAATGTTACTTCATTTACCCAAACGAAGCTTTATGGAAGCGGATCGAATGAATCTAATCTTCAAACCTTTAATGGACCACTATTTTTGGATGCTGCTTTGACACAAAAAATTGGTAAATGGGCATTAACACAAACAGTCTATAATATAAATTCAGAACCAACTGGAATTTTTGATAGAACTGGCGCGATAACATTTTATTTACCCAATGGACAGATTACAACAATGAATAATATACCAACATTTAAACGTAGTGATGGAGCATTCATTAATATTCCAGGAACACATTTAAGCACAATACTAGGTGGGACGAATAAGTATTTAAATACTAGGGGAATTTTTTCTAAAACTTTACCAGTAAATAGTGACATTTTTTATGCAAACATGTATTTTAACAAGTAAGAATTATTTTTTTTGTGAAAAAACAAATATTCATAAAAAATATAATATAATGTCAGTTTTTACCGCTTCCGCTTCCGCAAACGGCTCGGCCTACACAAATACAAATGTGCTAGTAACAGCCGTGTCATCGGCAACCGCCACTTCGGAGATCTCTCAACAAGATGCTTTAGAAAAAGCAATGATGTTGGCACAACAACTAGCGAATGAAACGGCCATCTACGATGCGAATGTCATCAATGAAGCGACCAACATTTCAACGGATCTAGCAAATTACAATGTAACGCAAATCGATAGCCCACCGGATATAACTTTTTATTATAGTACGGACAAGAATATTAGTGCAATTACAAAAACAAATCTTTATGGAAACGGATCAGCAGAATCTATTCTTCAAACATTAAATGGACCCGTATTTTCGGATGCAGCTTTGACACAAAAAATTGGAAAATATGCATCAACACTTACCATTTATGATATAAATAATACAGAATCAAAGGAAATTTTTGAAAGAACAGGGATAATAACATTTTATTTACCGAAAGGACAAATTACAGTACTATCAAATGCAAATACATTTAAACGCAGTGATGGAGTATATGCTTCTATTCCAGGGACGTATTTACAGACGATACTAGGCGGAACGGATGAGTATTTGAATGCTTGGGGAATTGCGCGTAGAGTTCTTCCGATAAATTCTACGACTTGGTCTGCAGGTATCTATTTAAATCAATAATTAAAACCAAGCTAACAAAAACATAATTATTTTTTTTGTGAAAAATCAAATACTCATAAAAAATATAATGTCAGTCTTTACAGCTTCCGCATCCGCAAACGGCGAGGCCTACACAAATACAAATGTGCTAGTAACAGCCGTGTCATCGGCAACGGCCGAATCAGATATCTCTCAGCAGGATGCTTTAGAAAAAGCATCAAGTTTAGCACAACAACTAGCAAATGAAACGGCCATCTATGATGCGAATATCATCAATGAAGCAACCAACATTTCAACAGATCTTTCGAATTACAACTTTACGCAAATCAATAGCCCACCGAACCTAACTTTTTATTATAGTAATGATAAAAATATTACATCACATACACAAACCTTTCTTTATGGTATTGGATCAGCAGAATCTGTCCTTCAAACATGGAATGGACCTGTATTTGCGGATGCCGCTTTGACTGAAAAAATTGGTAAATGGGCGACAACAACAACAATTTATGATATAAATAATACAGAATCCAAGGGTATCTTTGAAAGAACATCAATAAACACCTTTTATTTACCCAAAGGACAGATATCAGTAATAAATAATACACTTGCATTTAAACGTAGCGATGGAGCATTCACTACTCTTCCAGGAACATATTTACAGACGATACTGGGTGGAACGGATGAGTATTTGAATGCCCAGGGAATTGCATCTAGAACTCTACCAGTAAATAGTAAAACTTGGACTGTAGGCATCTATTTGAATGAGTAATAAAATAACTTTTTCTCTCTTACAACGGGAGAAAAGGTTATTTTTCTATTTATATTTCCTTCGTTGAGTTTTCTTAGATGCAAACATGATGGGTTGTCTAGCAGTTGATTTCATATAAGTTTTTTTTGTATCATACTTGTAATAGTGGCGATTAATATATTTTTGTAACTCTTTTTTTGCTCCGACATTTTTTAACCAGGTGTGTTGTTTATCTTCTTCATTGTACTTGTCTTGACCGGTGCGACCAAACCGAGCGAGGGATTGATTTCCTTGAGCACGAGCAACTGCTGCCTCAATACTATGAAATTTTTGTTTGGTTCTAGATTGCATAGTATAACGAGAGAAATTATAAAAGAATAAGGGCTGAAAGATTCTTGGTACCCCAAAAAGAATTCAAATACTTTTACAAAAATTACATGGTTCTATAAAAGGATTCCACAGTACCAAAAAAAAATTGAATACTTTTTTTCAAGGAAATAACTAGTAAGCTGAAAAGCAAGGAGCACTTTCAAAAGTTAAGAATGAATTTTATTGTTAGGTATAGATTGTCCATGCGGGAATTGGCCGGATGGAATGGCGAGAAACCTTCGCCCGCCGATGCACGTACGATCGGCGAAGAACGAGCATGTTTCGAAGAAGAAATGAACGAGGTATTTATAAAAACATATGTTGCAGAGATGATGACCTTCTCTCTAAAAGTAGGAGAAGACCACAGCAGGTCTGATCACGCATTCATCCAAAGGCGAGCAGACCGGGAGTACGTAGGTTACATAGGAGATTTTACACAGAGTCACTTCTGGCTAATCATTGAATATTTACCTAGATATTCAAGCCATTGGCGCGAATGGAATAGAAACCTTGCAATTGATAGAATTAATGTCCTATACCAAAGCGAACAAGCCAAGGAACGTGCGCAGATCATGGAACTCCGACGAATTTTGCAGGAAGAGCGAAAAGCCGAGCTGGCAGCACAAACAAGAGATGCGAATCTTGAGCTTGCGGAACAAGTGGCAAGAGCATTAGCAAAAGAAGAAGCCGAGAAGAAGGATAGACAAGAACTCATCGTGGCTCGCGACGAGGCTGTAAGAAGAATGAAGAAAGAGGCGCAGCGTCAAGCTGAAAAAACAGCACTACAGTTAGTTTAGATTTATGTAAGCGTAATATTTGTATTTTAAATAAAGAAAAAGGGGGCGGACCTTGATTGAGACCATTAACGTCTCAAAATTAAGTTCTCCCATTTTTTATTGAGAGCATTATGCTCGCGTTCAGAAGCTCGCGTTTAATAGTCGTATTCTTCAATCGATTCGAGATAAGCTTCGGAAAAATAGTCATCATAGCCGACCTCGCGATGCATACCATTGTACCATTTGGCATAATCAAACGGATTCGAAATCATCTTTGCATAAGATGGTTGTTGCGAAAATTCCTCGACTGTAACAAGAGCAGGCTTTACACGCATCGCCGCAATAGACGCCCACTGGGTCAAATGAGGCTTTGCAACATTGCTCACAGAAATGGATAACTCGGGAAAGTTGGCCTCCGTGAGAGAAGGGACCGGCTTTTTTTTATTAGAGCGAAATGCGTTGGACATGGTTAGAGTCGAAGAAGAAGCTATTTTATTTGATCGAAATGCGTTATTGCTAGACATGGTTTTTTGTTCTGCATATGTTCCTGACTTATATAAGGATTTCAATTTTTTTAGACAAAACAAAACAAAAAATATAGTTATTTAAACAATTTAAAGAACAAACACGTAATCAAAATTCTATCAATATCAACACCCCTTATGCCAAACCCATCCATTTTTTTCGTAGAGCGCTTTTTCTCTCAATTCGCCCTCTTGACGAATTCTAAAACTATTGTACCAATCACCACTATGGCTATCCAGCCAATCACTCATTTCATCCATTTCCTGAGCATTGTCTTCTTCGAGCTCTTCTTTCGTCATGGTCGCGCGTCGCGCTTGCCTCGCAGCCTCTCTTTCGGCTAATCTCTTTTCTGCCTCTTCTTCGCGTAGTTCGCTACGCAGTTCCATCTGTTCGATGATTCTGTCAGCCTCTTTCTCATCATGACATCGAAGTTGATCAGCTGTTTCACAATCCTCTTCTGTCTTTTCGACGATCCAGTGCCAGCGAGGTCCATATTTATTCTGCATTTTATGAGAATGTCTTTGTTCGCGATGCATTTTTTTCTCCTCTTTTTGCTGCAACCAGGCCGCATGCTCCTTTTCTTTTCTCTCCTTCACAGCAACTGAAATACTTGAAGAAATCTTGGTAGTAACCGAAGCAGTCCAACTCGCAGCTTCTGGCGTAAGCACGGAATTAGCCAAAGGCGGAAAGTCTGCCAACTGTTTTCCAATCAAAACAGGACATGCCAGAATGCGCTCACCCGTCTCGGAACAAAGATAGGTACCATACGGATCCATGGCGTGAATACGGTGTCCAAGCGCCTTGCAGTAGTTGCAGGTTTGTCGCGACATGTCAATCAATCGTGCCGCCATTATTATATATAAGATTTGATCTTTTCCAAACGAGTCTCTTATCTTCATCCTCATAAAAAAAAGTATTTCAATTTTAATTTAAAGGTTAAACAAAACAATAAAAATCTAAAAGCTATGCTATGCTAAAATTTCATTCCTAATTTCTCTCTTGATGTCTTGTGTTTTTACAATATATTTATCCAAAGTTAGATGATCCTCTTCAAAGTCTCCCATTGAAAAGCGAAAGACCTGAACCTCCTTGGTCTGACCAATGCGATGACAACGCGCAACGGCTTGGTCTTCGACCGCGGGATTCCAATTTGGACTAATGAAATAGACCTCGGAGAAATCCTTTTGCAAGTTCAACCCCTCGCAGCCTGTCTGAATCTGCAAGACGAGTACCTCAAACTGGCCAGCCAATACGGAAATTCGCTTGGCTTGCGAAACGCGGCCATCGTAAAATTCGACCTTGTCCATACCCGCGGCCTTTAATCGCTGCAGCAAAACATCGATTTCCTCGCGAAAATGACAAAAGACCAGCTTGCCATTGCCATTGTTTTTACGCTGCAACAGGGTTTGAACCACTGCATCCATTTTGGAACTACATGCGACGGCGCCGACGTAGTCGTTGTCCTTTGGCAACAAGGAATGGCGAATCATGTGTGGCACAGATTTTATCAGCATGGCTGGGTAAATGCAGGTTTGCCTTGCTCTCAACAAGAGCAACAACTTGGCAGGTGCGAAGCGGAGGGCCAAATGAATGTCTTCCGATAGTTTTCTCTCGGTTTGATTGGACCAAGAAATGAGTTGTTGGTTATACTTTACATCTGGAATAGCAATACCGACGTCCTTCTTGGTTCTGCGCAAAACGAAATTTTGGACCAGGTCTCGCAGATTCGCCTTGTCACAGTAATACGAGGTGGGCAACTTGAGGGCCGAACACAAATTGTAGAAATCCTGACGCTTGTTCTGGATGGGGGTACCAGAGATAAGCCAACGGATAGGAGCCTTGATCATTTTTGCACCGACCCAACGGCTATTTCTGTTGCGCAAGTGGTGTGCCTCGTCGAAAACCACGCGGTTCCAGGCAATAGAGTGCAAAAGTGAGGGCCCATTTTTTTTTGTGTAAGCGATGGTGTTATAGGTGGTTAGAACAATGAGTGCCTTCTTTAATTCAACAAGACCAATGGTTTTCTTGGCTTGTCCGTGGAAGACCAGGACCTCGTGGCCGGTGGTGCGGAAAATCTCCTCGCGCCATTGTTCAACCAGGACGGCGGGCAAGACAACGAGCGTATGCGGGAGCAAGTTGGCAAGAAAGGCACCAATGGTCATGATGGTTTTGCCCAAACCCATTTCATCCGCGATGAAACCGCCGCGACGGCCTTGCACTGGATCGGGTCGGGTCTCGTTCTCCACCATCCATTGCACACCTGTAAATTGATGAGGTTTTGATTCTGACTTTGACTTGCTAATGAACCACGAAAAGCGTTCCATATGAGAGTTCATTTTTAAAATCGAAAATAGATATTGATATCACTATGAAAGTTGTTGGTACCCTTATAAGTTTTCAAAAATGTTCCATCAATTTTTTTTAGAAATCAAAAAAAATGCCGTCATCAAAAAAAAATTGAAATACTTTTTTAAAAATCGGGAAGAGGTAAGCTGAAAAGCAAAAGAGAGTTTTAAACTTCGAACCATCCGTTATTCAATCCGTTATCCAATCCGTTATCCAATCCGTTATCCGTTATCCAATATGTCCAAGAGAATGCCTTGTTGCATGGTGTGCAAGAATGCCGGCAAGGCTGATTTCACGCACGAGACCAAAGACAGAAATGGGCAAACCCGGTGCCCAACCCTGTTGCAGCGCAGGCGCACGTTCTTTTGCAAGGTGTGCAAGGACTCTGGCAAGTCAGAGGACATCTTCACATCGCACTGTGTCAAGGACGCAAGCGGCACAGTCCAATGCCCAACCCTACTCGGCCAGGCGTGCTTGAAGTGCAACCGAAAGGGGCACACTGCAAGCTATTGCACATTTCAACAAAAACAATCATCAAAGAGGTACGACGACGGCAATGAGAGCGAGGAGCAAGAGCTGACCAAGGCACAAATCCAAGCGCAGCGAGCAACCGTAGTGCCAGCAGTTAGTTTTGTGCAAGCAGCCAGTGATTTTCCTAGCTTGTCGGAAAGCTTGTCACAAAATGTTAAGCACCAGAAAAGCTGGGCCAGCGTTGCACAAACGCCAGCATCAAATCGCCTTGTTGCACCAATTCCAAAACCAGCAGCAGTTCTCAAGAAAGCGCTCGGAATTCCTGCTGCTGCTGCTCCAACTGCTGTCCGCGAGGGCGTACAGTGGCGATGCATGTGGGATGAGCAGAGGAGAAGAGATGCTGCCGCTGCTCCTGCTCCTGCTCCTGCTCCTGCTCCTGCTCCTGCTCCCGTGTTTGTTCCTTCCGCTCAGATCGCAATGACCCTAACCGCAGAAAATCTCGCGATCATGCGGCAATCACTAAGGAAACCCCCCTGCTGCTGGGCCGACTTTGAGGAAGATGATTAAATAAAAAATTTCATAAAATAGAGTAGAGTAAAATAAAGTAAAGTAAAATAGAGTAAAATAAAGTAAAGTACTATGTGTTACATTGTTTATAATAGTTAATTTAGACGTATTTTTTTATTACTCATTTCTCGTTTTGTCACTCATTTCTGGTCTATATAGAAAGATCGATTCTAGGGGTCCATTTTACTACAATTTAACTAATTGAGCAAATTGTAGTATATTTACAGTATTTTTTATTTGTGGTACGGTATTAGGGTTAAAAGCGACAGTACATCAAACCTCGGTCAAAACCCTCGGTCAAAAACCTCGGCCAAAAACCTTGGTCAAAAACCTCGGCCTCCAAACCAAAGCCAATCTGAAAAATTTGTATTCAATTGTGCCTATCGTAATAACTCAAACGCCCGTCTTCCGCATCAAAATAGTGATCATATTCATCTTCATCCGGATCATAGATTTCTCTCTCTCTCTTTATCTCATTTACTGATAAATTATATCTCAAAGTCCAGTAATATTTTCCATGCTTCAATTCACAATTCAAAGCATATACAGTTTGATCATATGCCAATGACCATTTCGAAACCGCGCCAAATGCAAATCTTCCCATCAAATCGTATAGAACGCGATCCTTCTTCGCTATAATTGCATCACGATATTTTTTCTGATTTATAAATACATGATCGCAAACAATATTCAACACATCGATTGGCAACGATATGTTCTGGATAGCTAGCAGCTTCCTAGAAGAAGCCGACTTTAATTCACGGGGTTTTAACAACGAATTCATGGTTCTTTTAACAAAAGCAACCATCGATTAAAGCATTTCAATTTTTTAAGCAAAAAATTAAAACAAAAACAGAAAAACCTAATACATGCCCATACTAGAATGTTTCATATTCATCATCGAAGAATTTTTATTCATATTCATAGATCCTTCTAAAGAAACAACCATCATAATAGCAAAACCAATCAATGGCAAAAACACTAAGAACCAAGAAATTCCAGAGTGTCCTTTGGAGCACAAGTAATTAAGGAACCATGTCCATAATCCAACAAAAATAAGCGAACCAATTCCAGACATCATACCAGTATTACGCATAGTCATAAAAACACCAATCAATGCAAGAACCAAATAAACTAAAGCAGGCATACACAACTTATATTCAGCCATGATATACATTAACTAAATATTATTTCTCTCTTTTTAACAACAATAACGAATGTTTTTTGAAAACTATTTTAATTTTGATTTTTTAATATTTCCAGAACTCGATCCATTCCCTATACCTAAAAAAAGAAAAAAATACGTCCGGTTTAATGATTCTATAACAGAATATATTATTCCATTAAATGAAAATCTAGAGTTGTGGTGGAGCAAAACAGATTTAGAAAATACAAAAAAAGAATTAAACCAGCAGTTTATAACATTTATGGAAACATATTATAATAATCAGTTATATTTTTTTAGAAAACTGCCAACAAGAAGAGAAGTAAGAAGAGCTTTTTTTGACTATATTTCTAAATAAAATAAAATCAGTTTTTAACGTCTTCTAGTATATCTTTTTCTTCTTCTTTTTCCACCACAACTTTTCCTTCCACCACAACTTTTTCTTCTTGTCCCCCCATAACCTCTCTTTCGTGTTGTTCTTCCACCACGCATTCCCACTTTACGTTTCCAAAATCCAATCATTTCTTTTATTTTTTTAGAATCAGGATCTTCTTCCAATCTATGTTTCATTGCAAGCAATTCTTTCTTATTATATCTTAATTCTTTTCTCTCATCTTCCGCGCTTGCTTCTTCCAACTCCTCCGTTAAAAATTGATCAATCTTATCAAATTCTTTAAATAGTTCCAGATTATCAACAAGTTTTTGAACTTTTTCTGCGGCGGTTGCTGCAGCATGTCTTGCACGTTGTTGTGCAGCATTTTTCCTTATTGTAGAAATCTTTTTTTGAAATTCCGTAAGCTCTGGCACACGTCTAACTGTTAGTGTATCCTGCCTATATAATTTTTCATTTTGTGAAGAACTTTTTGCCGAGGAACTTTTTTTAGAGGAACTTTTTGCCGACATTCTTTAACTATAGAGAGAGAAAAAAGTAGCAACACCAAAAAAAGGCTATTCAAAAAAAAAATTGAAATACTTTTTTAAAATTCTTGTAAGACAACCCCCTCCCAGAACAAGATTTTAAATTTGAAAATGAACGCCGTTTGTGTTTGCAATTTGCTTCCTCTCTTTGACCAAGTCGGAGACGAGCACCAAGTCCTAGACGAGCAACAAGTCGGAGACTTTGAACAAGTGCAAGCGCAAGCGCAAGAAGAAGACCAAGAAGAAGACCAAGAAGAACACCAAGAAGAAAAAAAAGAACCATGTAACATTCACGAATCAATTGCCAACCCACTTGGCAGCCAAACTTTCGGTGAATGCCCCGTTTGCTACGAAGAACTCACCATGATCAACGTCACCATCACGCGTTGCGGCCACGTCATGCATAGCTCATGCATCTTTACCGCACTTGAAGCAGCGCCCTGCTGCCCAATGTGCCGCACGCAACTCATGCGCGACCTTGAAGATGAAGACGAAGACGAAGAAGACCAAGATGAAGAAGAAGACGACGAAGACGATGAAGACCAAGACGACGAAGATCAAGACGAAGACGAGGGGGAAGAACACGATTCCGAAGTAAGCCTCGAAAAACTTTCCGCAAAGCTTCAGAACATGGGCTACACTCTTACCGATTTCCTCTCCGTCTGGCTATCCCATAGCAACTTGAAGAAAGAAAATCCAGAAAAATACAACAAAGAACTGGAAGACAAGCTAGCCGATGATGTATTCGGCATTTTGGATGGCAGCATTCCTTTGAGCTCGAGAGACAAGCGCACATACGCAGCAGTAGTAAGAGAAAATAGCACAGTTTAGATTAGTTTTAACAAGATAAGTTTTTAATTAAATAACAGCCCTTTTTTACTTTTTTTCCACCTTTTTTTCTTCTCCAACTTTTTTTTCTGCAACTACGGTTGCTTTAAATGTTTTTTTACACTTTAAACACTGACGATACGAACCATCAACCATTAATGCATTTGAAAAAGGAGAATTACAAAATATGCAAACAGGTGAAAAACAAAGTGGTTTAAATTGCGATCCGGCAATCGTGGTATGATAGTCAAATGCCTCATCTAAAGAAACCGGGTTCATAAATATAATATATTTATTATATTTATATACATTATGAAATATTCGTTGTATTCAGCATTCATTATTTACATCATTTTGGTAAAAATTACGTTCATCCTTCTCTCAATTACAAAAATTATAGTAAAACACAAAAATCCAAAAAATACTCAAATGATTGACAAACTAGAATTTTGGAGAGAACGCACTGAATTTATTTTTATTATTTGTATGGCGATCCTATTGATCTGTATATTTTATCCAGGAGCCAAAATTCAATTAGATGAAGAAACAAGAATTTTATTATATCTTTTTGGTATTATACTTTTAATAACTGCAAAGTGGAGCACGTTTTTCAAAGAATCTCCCACCATCAAAGAAATTCAACATATTTTATCTAACAGATAAACGTTTTTTATGACCTTTGAAACTTGCGAATACACTCCCAAATCTTTGCCGACTCTTCAATATTGAACACACCTCGACGCTGTCCCAAATTCAAAAAGCTAACAATTACATTCAACGCAACATTCTCATCAACAATAGGGATCTCAGTAAGCTTCACCTCCTTGGGCTTCTCTTCTTCAACCTTTTCAACATTTTCTTTTTCCATTATATATGTTTTAAAATGAAATTTTTAAATCCATTTTATAAATAATTCTTTTATATAAGATTCTCATATAAGATTCTTGAAACATGTTCTAAAATCGATATAAAGCGACCACTGCATATCATGTAACAAGAACAATGACAAAAGGAACAATGACAAAAGGAACAATGACAAAAGAAATTAGTGAGACATTTTTGCAAAAGGGTTGGCAACTAATAGTAAATAAACCATCGCGCTTAGAATTTCAAAGTCCAACCAATCATTATGACATAATCGAGTTTGAAATGAATACCAATAACATTTTTGTCAGCATTCCTTTAAAAATGTCACGATATAAGTATAGCGCAAAGTTTTCAGATATTTCATCAGCATCGACTTTTGCCGAAATGCATTTATCCAATTATTGAATAAAATTGATTTGTTAAATCAATAATAAATCAAATACAAAACAGCCATGTCAGAGATCACAAATTCATATATACAATCACATAGCGCAGAAATTACAACAGAAATATGGGACCCAGCACAAGGTCATTTCGCCACTATATTCTTGGAAGTCCAAGATACGCCAGCAAACACTGTCGAACAACTCATCGTATTCTCTATCGATATGTCCGGTTCCATGTCCAATTTATGCTCTGACAATAAAACAAAAATGCAACACATTATCCAGACAACAAAAAATATCATCGATGTATTCTCCAAACATACAAATATTTTCATAGAAATTTATGGATTTGACGACCGTCTGGAAACCATCGTTGAAAAAACTGAATGCACACCAGAAACAAAAAATGCAATTCACACTATACTAGATCAAAAACTTATTCCGCGCAACACAACAAACATGTCCATTGCGCTTCACAATGCCAAACAACGTTTAACAAGCGCTACCGAAAAAAGAACACATATTTTTATGACAGATGGTCATATTACCGCTGGAGAGAATGATGCAAAAAAACTGGCATTATCAATAGATCCAAGTTATCAAACCATTTTGATAGGTTTCGGCGAAGATCACGATGCCGCACTTTTGAACAGCTTATCAACATCTGGAAAATATTATTATATAAATGAAATTGAAAGCGCCGGCTTGGCTTACGGAGAAATTACACATTCGATTCTTTACAAAGCAGCAGAAAAAGTCACCATTACTGCACATTATGGAGAAATTTACGATTATGAATCAAATACCTGGAAACAAACTCTTTGCATTCCTTATTTGTTGGGAGAGGCAAAAAGGCAGTACTATTTGCGCACTTTCAATCCAGACTTGTTGGAAGCAGAACTCCGCGGCATTGATCTAAACAACAAGTTTATATATGAATACATTTACACAATACCTGAACTAATACCACAAGACCCAATCGATCTAACGAGACACATGTATCGTCTTCGAACTCTTCAAGTCTTATACGAAGCCAAGACGGCAATGAAGAATAAAGAAGCACCCAATAAGATTTGTGAAAAAATGAACGACTTTTTAACAAATATGAAAGCATATATAGATGCAAATCAGTTGCAAACCGATGAATTTATGTGGTCCTTATGCGACGACATTGCAAGTTGCATGGCAGCAATAAAAACATCTCAAATAAAATATGCTATCGCTTACTCCGAGGGCAGAGCCACGTCAAACGGAACCCAATCAGCCTATCAGCCTCTTATAAGGTATAACCATGGAGATTTAAATATTGATTCCAGTTTGCGAACGCCATCGTTGAATCGATCCAATACTAGCGCGAGACAAATGAGAATTATCCGAGAAGTTAGCCAAATCCAAGATGAAGACCAAGATGGAGACCAAGATGAAGACCAAGAAGAAATCGTTCTTGCATAAAAACAAAAATGAAAAACAAAAATGAAAAACAAAAATGAAAAACAAAAATGAAAAACAAAAATGAAAAACAAAAAATAAAAATAAACAAAACTACATATAAAAGTTTGTATTCATATTTAATACAATCGGATCTTCCAGGTCAAGATCTTTTCTAGAAACTCCCAATAAATAAGAATTATCCCGAGTCGCAAAAACTTTATTTTTTTCTTTTTTTACACCAGTTATGCCCCATAAATTTTCCCATATATCACTAATCTCAGTTCCATTTCCAGTATCGATAATAAAAGGACAAGAATAATCTGGCGGCGAATTTAAAGGCGCGCACGGATTACAAACCCCTTTTAAATAAGCAAATCCTGGCACTATATTAGGAAGCTCTTCATTTGAAACTACCGATTTTTTATATGCCATGGATCCATTGATTCCATTATATCCATTATAAATAGTTTTCTCCAAAACAGCATCGCCATCAACAGAGGCAACGCATCTGACCGTATTATTGATATTTTTTGGCATATCCTTTGGATGTCCAATCGTAACACCACCTAATAAAAAATCACCCTCTTTGGAATTCCAAGATAACAGTTGTTTTATTGCATTTTCATTATAGACTTTCTGCGCATCTCCTAAAGAGGAACCAGGATTTGTACTAATATACGAATTTTCGGCAATAGCATCACGATACATTCTTTGTACTTCCGAAGACCACGGCCAAGAACCATTTTTCAAAAATATCTGAGCTTCATCAGGCGTTGTTTGTTTTTGAATCAAATCCATATCAAAAAAAATATCTGGATTATGCGCTGCTTGAAAATTAAGAAACTCGCGAACTATTTCTGATGGCCAAGAACCGACCGTTATACGACCGGTTTGATACTGTGGAATACCACTTAAAAACTTTTCTCTAACATCCTTTTCCCCAATATTTTTATTATCATTTTTTTGCAATCGAAAGACCAAAAATAAAACAAGAAAAATTAAGCCTACACCAAAGGCAAAGGCCATATCAAAGTATCCGAGTAAAACAATACCAACTATTAATAATAAATTTCCTAAAATAGAAGAAAATAAAAAAAGAAATACAGCAGGAGCAAAATAGAGTACCAAACCAAGCAATAAAAAAACTAATACAAAAATAAGATAGACAGACTTCCAACCAACAATCAAATTTGCATTTTTTTTCATAATAATAATATCGATATCCTATTGTATATAGATATTATTCAGTTTTTGATTTGAATAGGAAATCCGCATACGCTTCATATATATCTATGAACGAATCAGTATAATTTTTGTGCAGAAAATGCTTTCCTGCTGAACCACACAATGCTTCCTCCTTTCTACAATAATCAGTATAATCATTAAACTTTTGACATTTATTCCACTTAAAAGCATACTCTGTTTGTAAGCTTGCGGGCGCCGCCTTAAAATACATGCAATTTTTACAACTATTTATATTGGAGTTCATAGTCATCCTTGGGTTCATATTAAACCTTGGGTTCATATTAAACCTTGGGTTCATATTAAACCGTTGGTTCATATTCAACCCATGAATACAGGAAATAAAGATAATAGCAATCCACAAGTACATGATTATTGTATTTACTATTTTTGATAAATACAATAGTTCAATTTTTTACAAAATTCAAATAAGTTACTTACCCGTAGATCCAAAACCACCATCACCTCTTGCAGTTTCTTCTCCTTCTGCTTCGATTGAATCAACAATACGAATATAAATAGGAACCAACCCGGGAGCGCAAATCTGTACTAAACGATCCTTCTTATAGACAAGAAAATTCGGGACCGTGCAATCAAACGCGGCAATCAAATTTCCACGGTAACCACTATCAATAATTCCAACACTATTTGCAAGACGCAACATGGTCTTAGAAAGGGATGACCTTGGATACATATAAAATCCAGTATTCAGTCTTCGACCTGTTTCGCAAACCATAGTCGCGGCACATTGAACCTTCAAATTCAACTGGTTCATAGCACTACTCGAACAATTAGTATTCTCTGGCAAAAATAAATCAAACCCTGAATCATAACAAACATTATTTGCCATATTTTCATTATGCTTATGTGCAGCATTCACATATATATTCTTCATTTCATCATCACCATTCACAGAAATTAACAGTTCCATATACTTGTCGCAATTCCAAAACCGATTATTGCTCATACTTACAATATATAAGCAAGTATATTTATATTGTTTTATAAAATAAATAATCGCAATCCTATTGATTATTCATAAAACTCAAAAAAATATTAATGGTATTCAAGAAATAATCCAAAGAGGCATTTATAAAATCACCGCGATAGTCTCTCTGTAAAATAATATTGGTATCGTAAATAATGTAAAGAGCAAATAAAACAACACTAACACCACTCAACCAATGTAGAGAAAACATATCAAGAAGCTGAGCAGTTATTAAAAATAGCAATGCAAAAAATAAAACAAATGCAAATCTTATACCTAAATGTATGCCCATAAAAAGTAATAAAACGCCAACTAAAAACATGGATAAAAAAATTGCGGCAGTGCTAGCAATAGAGAATTGAATCAAGTCATTATAAAAAGGAATCTCTCGATACATAGAAAATAAGATTCCCCAAATAAAAGAGAAAAAAGAAAACAATATAAATTTAACAATCATTGGCATAGGCACTAACACTAAAGCAAAAATAATGGCAAATTGTAATATAATATAAACAAAAAACATTGTATTATTTTTTTTATATAATGGATAATGCATCATAGTCCAATACGTAATTCCCAATTGCACAATCAAATTGGCAAACACAGCTAGCAAAAATTCTTTTTTTTTCAAAAATAGTTTCAACATCCAATCCTATTATGTTATACTGAGATTTTCTTCGGAGTTCTAATTCTCTCCAACAAATATTCTCTGTACCTTTACCTTCCATTCCTCATCAAAGGTCAAAATATTCCGCGCTAATATATGTTGTACAGGAGTCCAAAATTGAGACGATCCCATCAATTCAGGCGCCTGATTCCAGATACTGTCTCTGTATTCCTTGATTTCTGTAATCAATGCATTTTCTGATTCCGGAATAACAACTAAAAGCTGTTGAATAATAACTTGAATACTTCTAAAGCTGGGTTGCGACATGGTTCATACTATTTATATTAATACTAATTTCCAAATCAATTTTTTTAAAAAATAATAATATAATAAAGAAATGAAATTTGACAATCTGAAAAACTTTTTTGCAAGAAACAAATATATTTTATTGTCTATTTTAGTAATTGTTCTTTTCTTTTATTTTGTAACGCCTCCTTTCCTTCCTTTTTCTTTTACAGAAGGTTTTACTGCAGATAAATATAAATATTTAGCTCCTGTACCAAAGGATAATACATGGAGCCAAGATACCATGACAAAATTCGCAGAAAAATGGAACACCGTTAATAAAGCAACCGATATTTTTGTTCTTAAGCCGGATGTACAGAATTTAGGTAGTTATATCGGAATGGCATTAGAAGAGGAAGCTACATATTACATTCAAAATGGAAAATGGCCATATAATTTTTACATAACTAATTTTTTGAACAAAAATCCTACTATTTTTGGTAACATGTTAATGCCAGATGGAACACCAGTAACAACATCTAATATATCACAAATGTGGCCAGTTCGTATTGTATATAACCAAGTAATTTTACAAAATCCAGGTAAAATAGTTCTACCTGATTCAGAAACAGATCAAACAGCTTATAAAATTTTCATGGGAACTATTCCTGACCCAGATGCTTCTACTTCTCAAACTGATATTAGTCCAATTACATCGTCTTCTCTCTCTTCCGCCTCTACCTTGTCTGAATCAAACTATAACACCTTGGTTAGTTTATGCAAAAATATTATACCCGTTTAAAACTATTGTTTTTATTTTTTTTATAAAAAATAAAAAATAAAATAATAAATTCTAAGACGATGATCCGCCTTGAATATATTGAATCAATTGGCCTCTAACAGCAGGGTCCGTGAGCAAAGATTTACATTTTATGTCTAGCGCTGCTTTTTGACCATTTGTAAGCTCCCAATAACCAGGTGGAGGTGCTAAAAAGCTTACAATGGATACCGCAGGAGGCGGACCAAATGTGCTCGTATTGCTTGCAGAACCAGAACCGCCATTGGCTGCAAATGGAAATGGTTTCTGCGGACCAATCGGATTCACCGATCTCTGTTGCACTTGCAATGTATATTGACCGGCCGTTTGAGGAATACCCAATGTCTTGGTATAACCCGCATTCGAACTAATCGTACTGAAAGACCTATATCTGGCAGGCGTAGTATTGCAGCCAATGGGTCCGCCACGAATACGATGTCCCAAATACACTTGCGGCTTATTCGTATCATTGACACAAACATTGGCCGCTGCCTTGTTTTGAATATACAACCATTGACTGGCATTGTCCGATAAATTGCTATTACCATAAACCGGCTGTACCCAATAATTCGGATACTGACCATTGTTAATCCACATATATTTCTTTTCCAACATACCATCCGTCGATAAAACAGACGGTTTAATAAATTCATATTGAGATCCGCGATTGACAGCTTTCACAAGCGGCGAATTCATCAATGGTTGCGATTTTACATACGTATTACGAATACCTCCCGACCCCCAGCATGGAAATTGACCACGAAAAGGCGTTCCATTTTTTGACATGGCCATGCTTTGTCCAACTCTTCCTTGATTGCGTCGGCCGCCATTAATAGAAAACCCAACAGCACCTTCGGGTGCTTCAAAATGATAACCACCAAAAGGACCTTGTGATACCCATCTTCCCCCGGGCGGTTTTGCAGATCGTCGCGATCCATAATTGATAACACCTTTTTTCTTAAACGCTTGAATTGACATTACTATTATAATATATATTCTAGAGAGAATAATCACAAGCTCTTCTCTTCTTTATAAAGTTTGGTTAAACATACAAAAACTGTCGTTTTCCAGGTTCTACATGTAATAGCCGAAGAATTAGCCAATATAATTTTGTTCCATGAATTGGTTTTAAAAGAAGATCTATATTTGAATGAAGATGAACATTGGAAATACAAAATACCAGTAAAGCTCCTAAACTATAATAAAATGTTTTAACTGTTACACGACATGGTAGTTTATCTAGTAATAAAAGTTCGGGAGAACAAAATCCCGTTCTCTCAAAGGGAGCTAAAAAAATGATTTGTTTTGTTTCATCAATTTTTCGAACCCTTTTTGGACTAACAATAACAAAAGTGTTATCATCTATCACTAAGATATCTTCTACTTTTATACAATACATACAAGCTGATTCTTTTTTTAGTAAATACTTATTTTGTTCTTCCAAACAATACAATAAATGCAAACAAAGATTGTAAGAAAAATTAGCTTTTTTTTGTTTTTCCAATAAAAATAATTCAAAAGGTTGAACGGTCTTTGCTGTAAATGAAAGAATCTTCTTCCCACCCAGAGTACATCGTTCTTCACCTAACACAGCCATTATTGATTGAATAAATCCGGGTTGTTCATTTTTGTATCGAATAGAATAAACATCCTTTTCTTTCTCTTTGTATAAACCGCCTTGAAAAAAAGAATGAATCATAGTTAGTCAAGATAAAAAAAAGACGGGTTAAAATCGAACAAACTAATCAGTTGATTTCTGTAAAATTAAACTATTTTTATTATTTACAGAATCTTTGTATAATTTTGAAACAACAGACCAATTAACGTTAGTAAGAAATGTATTAGAATATTTTAATAAATCTAAACCAAATTCAGCAATATAGGCATGTTCCCACATATCCATAACAAGTATTATATCAGCACCAATAATTTCCCCAATATTAAATTCATTAATCCAAGTATTAAATAGTAATCCAGAATTTCTATCTCTACATAATGCGACAAATCCAACACCTGGAATAGTTCCTGTAGCAATAAAATTACTTTTCCAAGATGAAAAAGATCCAAAGTATTGGTTGATTTCCTTAATTAAACCAGGATCCATATGATCCATATTTTCACCACACATGACACCAAAATATAGTTCATGTAGTCTCATACCATTATAAAAAAGAGACAATTCTTTTTGAACCGCACTATATTGAACCATATTTTTTACATTTTTAGGATCTTGAATAAATTTTAAAGCACCATTCGTTGCACCAACAAGACCTTCATATAATTTAAAATGAATCTTCATTAATTTATCATCAATGCCTTTTACTCGACCCAATAAATAAGAAAAATCAACAGGTTTATAGGAAACACTTTTTGATTTATTTATCCTAGTAGCATTTTTTTTGGTAGTATTTTTTTTGACCATTATATAATAATTGAATAAAAAGAAAATTACAAATTAAATTAAAATTATTAAATAATAAAACAAACTCTAAGAAACAAATTTTCAACAAGCAATTTTTTAACAAACAATTTTCAAATTCACTTTCTCTCGCTCAGTCAAAGTATCCACCTCCTCTTGAAGGAGGACCAGGAAAAAGCCCTTTTGACTTTGCCATTTGTAAAAAGGACCGTCTATATAATGCGTAAATCGAAATTCACAGCACCATTTTGTGACCTTGACCGTGTATTCTTGTCCGGCAATCAAATCCTCTTTCTCTTTCTCTTTCTCTTTCTCTTCTTCTCTCGTTTGTACGTCCATTTCATCGAATCGCCTCTTGTCAAACACCGCAAGTCGGCGATCAAAACGGCCCAGAAATTTTTCAGGCGGATCCTGCAACATGTTGTACTTCTGCAACAATAAATTAAATGGCGTTCGCTTTGCCACGACCATGTCACCATAGTCATGCACACAACGCCCCGAAGGAGTTACTTTTTTTAAATAATTATGCTCACCCACTGCTACACAAATCGTTTCTGATGACATTCTTTAAAGATACGTTTGATCACTTGTTTTACACTATTAAATTCGTTAATAAGTATTTCAATTTTTTTTTAAAATCAAAACAAAACAAAAAACAAAACCAAGACCAATAAAACAAAAAAACACTTTAATTATAAACAATTTAACTAACAAACAAATACAAAACTAATTTTTTAGATCTCTTTTTCCTCTCCTTCCGCTCGTTCCTTTTCCTCTTCAACAACCGCATTCGCCTTTCGCGGAACACACAAAAGTTGAACGGTATGATCTAGCTCTTCATCTCGAGGCGGCGGCGAATGAGGGCTCATAGGCCTTTCAACTGCTGCTGCAAACTCGGCACGAGGCATTTCAACGTATTGTGGCTCTGCATTTTTGTGTTGGCGCTTTACAATGCGGCGCTTTGGCTGACGAATCATCTGCTGCTGTTCTTGAGGCTGAACTTCTTGACGTTGCTCTTGTCGCTGTTCTTGATCTTGTCGTGACGAGTCATAGTACTGACGTCTCGAGTCTTGGTACTCGTCGCGTCTCGAATCTTGTGGTCTCGAATCTTGACGCGGAGGTCTCGAATCTTGACGCGGAGGTCTTGAATCTTGACGCGGAGGTCTTGAATCTTGACGCTTGTCTTGAACCTGAGGCCTTGAACCCTGGTAATCGCGTCTATCTTGACCATGTGGTCGCGAATCTTGATGCTGAGGTCTTGAACCCTGGTAATCACGCCTGTCTTGGTACTCGCGTCTTGAGTCTTGAGATCTTGATTCTTCGCGCTTGGGTTCTCGTGTGGAGCGATTTGCGCTGATCTTCCAGAACCAGGGCTCATCGTAAATCACCTTGATATCATTCCCGCACAACAGCCTTTGACGTGCCTTTGCCGCATTTTCGCTATCATTCCACTCCAAATGAACAAAGACGCGCTTCAACGTCTCGCCCTTTTCACCAGTACGCACAACTACATCTACACGCTCTACGCGGCCAAGACCAAGCTGTTCAAAAACAGCCTTGACACGCTCGCTCGTGATGTTGGGAAACACACGAGGAATACACAAACTTGGAACATTCTTTGGGATCGCCGCCAAATTCAATTCCCCATTTCCCATATCCGACTCCACAGACATGGTTGGCATAACTTTTCTGGACATTGTAAGATTAAATCTACTCGCTGACTAACTTACCATATACTCAGTTGTAAAAAAGCATTTCAATTTTTTTTTGAAGAAAAAATTCCAAAAAATTCAAAAAATAAAAGGATCCAAAAAACAAAAAAACATGAATTTAATTATAAAATACAACAAAGCATCTAAAACAAAGTATCTAAAACAAAGCATCTATGTTCGCATCAGCAAATTCTCTCATCGATTCCATCAGCTGTTTCACTGATCTTTGCACCGTCTTCAAAAGTTCCTTGACCTTTCCTTTGTACTCCGACTCGGCAATCCTGTAGTCCGCGTTCAGGAATTCTTGCGCCCAGCTGATCTGCATATCATTGCAAGGGTTAGACTTGTAACTATGGATATCGAAGATTGACTTGAACAAGACAGCGCCAGTGTTCTTGTTCAAAACCAAATAGTGGTACTCGCTGGCAATCTCGCGCGATTCCTTTTTGACCATGTCCCGAAGGTACTGGAACCACTTGTTAAAATTCATATTTTTCTTTAGCATTTCCTCGCCGCTCATGCTATAAGCAATCGCGGTCTTGTTAAAAGCATTGTCCGTTCCGCCGGTCGTAAGCTTCAGATTGATGGGAATTCCGTTGATTCGCACGTCGTACCAGAAACGAGCCTTGGGTCGCTCCACTTGGAAAGCCGGATTGACAGCAAGCAATCGCGCCTCGAGCTTGTCCAAGTATTCAGTCTCTTTGACAGCACTAGCAATTCGACCATCCTCCGTCGCGCCAAACTCAATATTCACCGAAGCACATGCACTCACAATCGCCACACGAGTATCTTCATAAGAGAATTCGCTCATTTTTTACTCTTCACAAGAATTTAAAAAAGCATTTCAATTTTTTTCTCCAACCGAGAAAAAATCAAACAACCCAAACGGTTCAATTTTTTTCTCCAAAGAAAGTAAAGGATGATAGCAAACAGTTTTATTTTTGTTGTTGTAGGATTTATTGCGTGTTTCTTTGTTGAAAAAACGATTCCTATAAAACCAACTACTCATTTTTTGAACACATCCGAGTATTTACCCATTTTAACTGCAAATATTTTTGCCGATTTGATCGTTATTTTTTTGAATTTTAACAAAATTGCATTCAACAACGAAAAACTCACAGGGTGGTACAAAAAATATAGATTGGCAGCTATGATTGCGGACATTTTAATTGGTGTCATTTATATGTTGATCGCTCGTTATATGATTTATATATTCAAATGGAATATTGGACTCACTGGGTATGCAGCTTTAGCGGTTGCTATTCAAATGATTCTTGATTACGCATTTTATTTATTTTTCAGCGCAGTCCCTAAGGGTGCCAATAATATGCTCGATTACTTTAAAGAATACGCTAAATCGGCAAAATTGGGCGCCATATTTGGAGACAGTGTTCTCGTAATTATTGCAGTTATTTTGTCGGCAATTTTTAATGCACATGGTTTCAATTACAATATTGTAATGCTAATTCTCTCCGTATATCTTGCCCCATTTCTAATTTATACAAAGGATTAAAAATACAAATAAAATAAATTTTATAATATTTTTCTTTTTTATATGAAACAAAAAACATTAAAAAACCATAGATCTTGCACAAAATATAATCCATTAAAAGGCTGTCGATTAGTAAAAGGAAAAAAAGAAACCTGCTGCATTAATCCAAGACGAGGTTTTTGGTGCTGGAGCAAAAGGACCAAGCGTAGAATAAGTAAATGTATGAAACGCGAATGTTGTAAAAGAAACTAACTTGTAAAATATCTGAAAAGGTAATATTTCCATATATATATGGAAAGCGCCGCATCAATGATACATGATTCTGATCATAAAAAACATAAAACAAGAAAAAAAAGGTCTTTAGCAGAATCTCAATCTTCGGATTTGAACCCAATGCAACAATCTAACGCACCCATAGTTAAACAACCATCTATTACCATTACAAATCAAAGAAACTTTAAAAATTGCTGGAACCATACAGTATCTCGTATGTTATGTCGTTTCATGTTTAATATATTAGGCATTTCTTATGAAGATACATTAGAATGTGATAGACTATATAATTTGAACCCTTATTCTTATGGAAATAAAATAGATATTACAATATTAACAGAACATGCCACAGCTTTTTGTCAAGGAAATGGTTACATAAAATTTTTATTATATACATTTTTCATTCGTTTTTTAAATAACAAATTTGGATGTGAAACTCCACAATATACATCAACTGTTTTACAATACGCATCACCTCTATTTAATACAAGAGCCACGTATAGTGATACTATAACAGCCTTTTTTGGAGAGGAAGAAGAGGGAGAAGAAGATAGAGAAAACTACGCTTTGCAAGTTGTATTTAATCAAACCTTACATCCTTTATTTTTGGCATTTTTTCAAAAAAAGGAGACTGCAAACCCAGCTTGGACAATAGACTATTTTTCACCAACATTTCATGCAAGATCACTAGGAATATTACAAAAAGTATTAGACAGAGGATTATATATTTCTATCCTCATGTATTTAGGTAAAGGGCAATTTAATAAATCGTTTGATAACTATAGAAAAGGTCAAGACCTAACTCGTTTAGTCCCTCGTTCAGTGTCTAAAAAAAATGGTCATATTATGACCATTGTCGGATACACGTATGTAACCTCACGAGATAGAGTGCAAACATTATTACATATAAAAAATTCTTGGGGGAGAAAATGGGGAATAGACGGTATGTTTTATTACTTTTTGGATAATTTGGGAGCATTTTATACTGTATTTGATTGGTTAGAACCATCGAACCTTGACGCTCTCACATTTATAACACGACCTATGACTATCTCAGAAGACGAATTTCAACGCGATTATGTATTGAAATATAGAGAGAAAAATGCAGAATTATTAACAGCAATGGAGAACGAAGAATATGATAAATTTATACCATTAATTGATGCCGGCGCAGATATAGATATTTTAGACAAAGAATTAAATATTTCACCTCTAGGTATAGCTATCCAGACAAATAATATCGAACTGAGCAAACAATTATTGTTACGAGATGCAGATGTAAATGAAACAATTTTAGGAACAATGACACCTTTCTTACTTGTATTAATAAATAATCAGATAGAAATTTTGGAATTTATGTTAGCTTATGATACTAACTTAGATAATGAAGAATATATACATGCAATTATTTATCTTTGTGCTACATATAATGAAAGCAGTAATAAAGAACAGCGATTGGTTACTATACGTACTTTATTAGATCATATTAGTTCTAGAAAAGAAATAATACATAGTTTATTTATTGAACCTAACCTTCAGAACGACGTACTCCTTAATTCTATAAAGGAAGGAAATGATGAATTAATACAATTGCTTTTACACTATGGAGCAGATCCCAATTTTGAACGACCATTACGCGAAAAACGTATTCAGAAAGCAAAAATGTTGAGATTGGACAGTATTGCTGAAATATTACGACGGGCAGGAGCAATAGAGGACCCTGAAAACAAAGAAATATCAGATTCTCTTAGGCATTTCGCTTACGTATATAACAAGTCACTGAATAAAGAACAAACCTTGGCTGATACTCGTGCCTTTTTAGATGCTCTTCGCGCTACAAAATCTCAAGAAGAAATCAAAGACATTTTGAATGATAAAGATGCATTAATACTTTGTTCTTCTATGTATAAAGGAATGGATCCATTCGTACAATTGCTCTTAGAATATGGTGCAGACCCGAATTTCTATAATGAAAATATTCATGCAACGTGTATTCAAATGGCAGAAGAGAATGGATTGGCCAGTATTGTTGAAATATTACGACAGGCAGGAGCACTTGAGGATACTCCTTCACCCGCTGGTGGCAAACGACATTACTATCGTGTAACACGCAAACGACGAGCTACACGCAAACGAAGAAAACGTATTACTCGTAATAAAAAGAAAAAGGGAAATAAAACTCAGTATAAATAAAATAGATTTTAATAAGTATTTGAAATATTTTTTCTTACAATACAAATAAGAGAAAATAAAAATATTTGCAAGCAGTGGGGTTCGAACCCACGAATCCGTAGATAGCAGGTCTTAAGTCTGCCGCCTTAGACCACTCGGCCATGCTTGCTTTGTGTCTGTTTTAAAAAGATCAGACAACTTTTTTCCCGCACCGGGAATCGAACCCGGGTCCCAGCCTTGAAAGGGCCGTATCCTAACCGTTAGACTATGTGGGAATAATAAATTTTATAACCTTAAAGGGAATCGAACCCTTGTCTCAACCGTGTAAAGGTTGTGTGCTAACCGTTACACCATAAGGTCTTTTCGGATACTGTAGGATTCGAACCTACGAGGGAAATTCCCAATGGATTAGTAATCCACCTCCATAGGCCGCTAGGAGAAGTATCCTTTAAGTTGCTGTTTTCATTTGATTTCTGAATATGAAAGGGAAAAATTGCTGTATGAAAACAAATAATTTTATAAACAGGGACTCGAACCCTTGACCACTAGCTCTCCTTCTTTTCATAAAAGGCTACTCGGGTAAATCGCAAGTTTTGAAAGTACCGGCAAACTTTTTGAACCCGATCAGGGACTCGAACCCTGGACCACCAGATTAGAAGTCTGATGCTCTATCCACTGAGCTAAACGGGCATCAACAGCAGGTTTTTAAAGTGCCTGCAAACTTTATCACCCATGAAGGGACTCGAACCCTTGACCACTAGCTCTCCTTTTTTTCATAAAAGGCTAGCGCTCTACCGACTGAGCTACACGGGTATTAATCGCAGGTTTTTAAAAAGTGCCAGCAAACTTTATGCTCAGTATGAGACTCGAACTCATGACCCCCAGCTCATAAGACTGGTGCTCTAACCAACTGAGCTAACCGAGCATACCATATTCTTTGTCCTTTGCATCCATTTCAATTTTTTTTATAATAATAAATAATACAATTTTTTTTTCTCCTAATTTCTTTCTTCCACTATTTTTCTTCCTCAACCTTCCTTCTTTTTTTGGGAGGCATTTCACATTCTCCAGTATCTTTAGTAAGCAACTCTGCCTCTATTTTTTTCAACTTTTCTAAAATAAGCGAAAGCTCCAAAAATAAAGTTGTATGTGTTTTAATAAACTTTTGCCTCTCCATTATAGATTAATAATAAATTTTTATAAATATACATAATCAATTTTTTTCATAATGAAAAATATTTCATATATGAAATACTTTTCCGCTCCAAGTAGGGGTTGAACCTACGACCTTAAGATTAACAGTCTCACGCTCTGCCAACTGAGCTATTGAAGCATTTGAGTTGCTAGTATCATTTCAGACTTAAAATGTTTGTTAGGTTTTTGCTGTTCGATACCGTTGCTAGCATCCTTTTTTGATTAAAAGTTCAGACTGGTTTTGCTGTACGATGCTAATTCATTACATACTACCATATCGGGACATCTTTAAGTTGTTTTAACCACTAATACATATACAGAATAAGTAATAAAATATAGCTATATTTTATGAAACGCAATACAAAGAAAAAAATTAATACTCGAAAAAATATAAAAAATAAAACAAAAAAACAATTTTTATATAATCCAGAAAATCCTAAAAAATCGTTTGATGTGTATATTGACAAAAATCCTTCGGATACAATAAATATAAAATATACAACATTAGAAGATATTAAATATACTATTGATAAATTAGAAAAATTATATAAGAACAAAAAATATACACATAAGCGCATATGGCAAGTAGGTATGATTATGTACGTTCGTTTAAAAGTATTACAGAATAAGAAACCAAAGCAATATGCTTTGGCAAATAAATATTTTACTTTTTTAAAAAAACGGACAAAATTAGAAGAAAAATCAAGATATAAACTTTCATTTAAAGATGGCAAAATCTACGTTTAAAATGAAAAAATAATAAAAACAATAAAGACAGTAATTATTTTATCATGATATAATAATGGAAAAACAAGAAGATCCGATATATGTTGAAAAAAGAGTCATTTATCAAGCCGCCGAAACATCTCTTCTTGTAGTAGGTGCTTTCATTTTTTATGATATTATCATTTATTTTAGACCGAGTCTATTGAAACTACTAGATAATAATAAAAAATTATTCAATATTTTAAAAATTATTCTACATGTAATATTTATCTTTTTATTAGATTTATTTCTGAGATTTTTATTTGCATTTCCTTTTCAAACACCTCTTTAAATGAAAATCAAATCTATTGTAAATTAAAAGGGTCCATTAAATTTTTAATAAATGGGTTCATTGTTTCCGGATTTACCAATGGCTCATACTTGCAAAAAAGTTCAAACCATCGCCTACTTTTTAAAATTTCGGCATTTTGAATTTCCAAATGAAACATTTGATCAATAATACAAAATGCCGATTTTAATAATAATATCTCTCGAATTAATTCTTTTTTAATATTGAACAATAAAATCAACTGTTTTCTATCATGTTTAGAAGATGCATTTATATATCGAATTTCATTTTTTACATTTTTTAAATGAGTAATTGTTTTTTTCCTATGATCGTCTATTTTCTTGATGATAGAAAAAATATTTGTATTATAAATAACTGGATATCTCATGCGAATTTCATGCGGAATTAGAAATTGATTCGTTTCTTTTATTTCACCAATCTTTTTTTCCACATCGTTCAATTTTTTCAACATATCTTGTTCCAACTCTCTTTTTAATTTCGCAGATGAATGAATTTGTGTATCAGAACTTTCTATTTCAAGCGTAAAATCGCGAAACAACAAAATAGAACCAGATGTAAATTCAACAGAACTTTGCAACTTGTCGTACTGATGAGATGAAATTTTATGTGCTTCTGAAGCGGCATCTAATTTAAAATAATTTACCATGGCTAATAAAAAAGCAATAATCGCATTTACAGATGAAATTAAAATAGATCCCCATATATAATACTGTACAATAGATGCTAATACTGTAGCCGCAGTGGATAATAAAATTGCAGGCATCATTAAATTATTTAATTGCATTTCACAATAATATTTTGACTCCATATAAATAATTTTTTGACCTTTTAAATAACTAGCTAAAATATCCAAAGAAGAAGAATATTTATGATTAATATCGTTATAATATTTATCAATATTTTTTTCAACTTGTTTATAATTTAATTTTTTATATTTTTTTTCCGTATGATTATTTACCGAATCATTGCTATCACTTAAATCACTTGCACTTTCAGAAAAATAATTTTCATCACCAATAGAAATTTTATCATTCATAAAAAATTGATTTTTATGATTTTTTAATACTTGAAATGTTTTTTTTACTATATCAATGTCGTCATCTAATTGAATAAAAATCTTAGTTTGATTTTCAAGATCCGTCTCTATATTTTCCTGCATATAGTATTCCTATTTTTATTTTTTTTATAAAAGTTTAAAGTAAAAGTTTAAAGTTAAAGTTTAAAGTTATAAAATAAAAAAATATAAAACCTTCATTATATATATTAAATGAAAAATGTACTTATATTTTATGGATATTTTGAACGATGGGACAATATTTATAAAAAAAACTATATTATGAAAGATTTGCATGATTTACTGTATGATGTAAAAATATTCACAGATATTCCTACCCTAAAACATTATTTAAAAACAGAGGGACAGAATTATAAAAATTATATTTTACCATCAATGATTAAACATATACATGAATTGAATAAAGCAGGAATCAATTCTTTGTTCAAAATAGATTCTGGCTGGCTAGATCGATTAGATGATAAGAAAAAGTTTGCAGAGTATTCTATAGAGGAAAAATTAACAGCCTATATTCCTAAGATTTATTTCAAGACTGATGATCGCTCATCCAATTCTCTTGTTGTAGTGAAACAAAAATATCAGGTTTTCAGTTATGGGGTATCTAAGAAAAAGTTGAACGAAGTTCAGAATTGGGAATTTGATGAAAGTGTAGTGCAAGAATATATAAAAGATCCAATAGAATATGCAGGTTATTTTGTTGTTTATAATGGAAATATAACGCATGCTTTTGCTTATAAAGGTAACCATGGCAACGGCGAATTCATTAAATGTGAAGGCGGTAACTTAGACACAACACCAAAAACACGTGTAACACTTGACGACAAAATAGTAAAACAATTAGAATTATTTTTAAAACCAACTCTATATACAGGAACTTGCTGTTTTGATTTTAAGATCAAGGACGGTAATTTAAAAGTATTTGAAATTAATCCAAGATTAGGCGGATCCCTGACATTGGAAGAAAATAGAAAAGATTTAACAGACATCATAAGAAAACTAATAGAAATATATGATCAACGAAATGTCTATAACTAAATATAAATATTATCTATTAAAAAAAATCAGTAAAATTTATAATTATATTTTATTTAGATATCATATACATGTTCAAGCGAAACTTAATATTTTATGGATACCACGATAATTGGTCAAAATTATATGATAAAAATAACTATATGAATCATTTATCTGATATTATAAATGATGTAAAAATATTTACAGATATTCCTACATTAAAACATTATTTAAAAACAGAGGGACAGAATTACAAAAATTATATTTTACCATCAATAACTGACCATATTAGAGAACTCAATAAAGCAGGAATCAATTCTTTGTTCAAAATAGATTCTGGCTGGCTAGATCGATTAGATGATAAGAAAAAGTTTGCAGAGTATTCTATAGAGGAAAAATTAACAGCCTATATTCCCCGCATTTATTCCAAATGGTGTGATCGTTCATCTAATACTCTTGTAATAATAAAACCAAGTATAGGAGCATATAGTTACGGGGTATCTAAGAAAAAGTTGAATGAAGTTCAGAATTGGGAATTTGATGAAAGTGTAGTGCAAGAATATATAAAAGATCCAATAGAATATGCAGGTTATTTTGTTGTTTATAATGGAAATATAACGCATTCTTTTGCTTATAAAGGTAACCATGGCAACGGCGAATTCATTAAATGTGAAGATGGAGTTTTTGATACAACACCAAAAACACGTGTAACACTTGACGACAAAATAGTAAAACAATTAGAATTATTTTTAAAACCAACTCTTTTTACAGGAACTTGCTGTTTTGATTTTAAGATCAAGGACGGTAATTTAAAAGTATTTGAAATTAATCCAAGATTAGGCGGATCCCTGACATTGGAAGAAAATAGAAAAGATTTAACAGACATCGTAAGAAAACTAATAGAAATATATGATCAACGAAATGTCTATAACTAAATATAAATATTATCTATAACTAAATATAATATTTATGAGTCATAATTATGTATTAATTCGCGTATTACTTTTACCAAATCTGATTTGTTCCACGGGGAAGCAAGTGCTCCATTTAAGCGAGGATTAATTTCAAAAATACGTATTTGCCCATTTTGTAACTTATAATCAAAGCAACATGTTCCAGTGAATTCACCTGGTCGCATAACCTCTTCTATAATATTCTTTATATTATCATCCAATATTACCTTTTTATATGATATAATTTTTGTATTAGGATGTGCTTTTATATGTTCATCTTGATTAAAGCCGCATAAAAATGCAAAAGCTAGAGTTATTTTTCCTTTATTAAATACAAATACTGCATCATATTCTTCAGACCCATGTACATATTCTTGGATAATATGTTCATTAAATTCCCAATCATGAACCTCGTTTAACTTCTTTTTGCTAACACCTTTACTGCTTGCCATAGTACTATGTTTTACAACAACTAATTGATCACTATTAAGGTTATCAGATCTTGAATACACTTTAGATGTATAATGTAGTAAATTTCTCTCTTTTAACATATCAAAAAAGGTTTTTTTATAGCATAGTTTATTGAAGAACTTTGTATTTGCTGAAAATAATGATTTAATTCCGGCGTTCAGCAGTTCTTGAATATGCCATTGCAATGTTGGTAAAATATAATTTTTACACTGCAATCCATCGCCACTTAAATAGGTTTTTAAAGCTTCAATATCTTTGATAATAATAATATTATTTATACAGTCTGCTAAATGTTTTAGTAAATAAGGTTTATTATATAATTTTTTTCCCCAAGATGCAGAATCATCCCATCGTTCAAAATAACCATAAAATACTAGTATCTTCTTCATATATTATTGTATCTCATAAAAAAAATATGAATATACTATAAAATGAAAACCAGGCGTCGTGTTCCTTGGGCCGGGTGGAAAAATGAACAACCCGGATACCATCAAAGAACGGTTATGTTAAAAAACTGTGGTAAAAAATGTTTTTTAGGCAAGAATAAGTCTTTTCCTATATGCAAAAAAAACACTTGCAAAATTAGTAAAAAAGGCGTATTCGCTGCATACATTCGAGCTCGTCAATATAGCAGTAAAAATAGATCTTATAAAAACATTGCATTAAGAGCTAAAAAAATGTTATAAAAATATTTTTATATAATATATGACTAATAAAACTAAGGTTGCTGTAGTAACAGCGTGTTTTTTAATGGATAATACAAAAATAGATGAATGTAGTAAAAATTTTGAAGCAAATAAAGAATGGGATTATTTTTTATTTACAAATGACAAATCAAAAATAGATTGCTCAAAGATATGGAAAATACGAGAAATTGATTGTTCAAAATTTACAAATGGTGTATATGCAGCAAAACATGTAAAATGGAAAACCCACAATTACTTACCGGATTATGATGTAATTATTTGGGTGGATTCGTTTATTGTACCAAATATGAAAAAAATAAAAGAAATAAATGAAATGATTGAGTGTGTTAAAAATACAAAAAATTTGATATTAATCCCAAAACACACATTTAAAAGCATTCATGATAATATTAAATGGTGTGTAGATAATAAACGAATATCTAAACCTATGGCCAACAAAATAATTGAACATTTAACCAAAAAAGAAAAATTGTCAGTATATGATGAGAGAGAAACATATTGGTCATTAGGATTAATAAAAAATAATAAAAGTAAAAATATACAGAGTATGTCAAATGAATTATTTGATTTAATTGAAACAGTTGGTTATAGAGATCAGTTTTGGTTAGCAGCAATGTTTAAAAAACACAACGTGATTCCAAAAACAATTAAAAATGATTCTGAAAAAATTTTTATAGAAGCTGGAAAACATTGTCCGCAAAATCATAATTATACTGATTTTATGAAAAAATAAATACTCTAATAAAAGATTATTTTTGCACATTTCAAACAAAGATTATAAATTGATAGAATAGATAACATCACACAAATTAAATTTATTAAAATGTTGGAGCTCTTAAAAAATTAAATGTATTTAAGTGTAATTTTATATAAAAAATAAAAACAAATATGTTTCTTTATTATAGAATGAATTTTAATAAGATACTTGATCCGATTGAACAAAGAATTACAACAGCATCAGGTATTACTGAAAGTGGTAAAAATAAGTTAATGGTTCTTCTTAACAGTCTTGAAGAAATAATAACAAAATTAAATACTGTTACAGAAAAATTATCTGAAGAACAAATTGCGTCATTATCCGACAAAACAGATTACCATAAATATTTAGAAAAGGTAAAATCTTTAAAAATGCAATTACGCGCCCTTTCAATGCGTACTTCAAGTACTAAATCAAAATCCATGGGCGGTAAAGGAAAATCAAAAAAAAAATCAAGAAGAAATAGAAGAACCAAAAAAAATAAATCGTTTTTCTCTTTTTTTATGTGATAAAATTTTTATATTAAACAAAAATTTATTTAATATAAATATAAAAATAATTTAAGGTTCTGAGGAAAGTAAAAAAGAATATGTTTTAATACTACCATATGTATTAACATAATTATGATCCAACGACGTGATTTCGTCTGTTATTTCCGATAATGTTTTATTTGTAGCTGGAATGGGTAAAAACATGAAATAATTGACTGCATTATCTTCTTCTGTAAATGCAGAGTTATAATTTTTTAAATTATTAGCAAATGGTTCAACAATATCAAGATTTGCCCACGTTATAATATTACCTGTGTCAGGATTTCTAAGATCTACTCTTAAATTTTTTATTTTAGTTAATCCGTTAAGATCTTGTGCAGTGCCATATTGTATTTTTATTGCTGACGTATCTAGTTCATTTAAATATTTTACAACTGCAACTGGATTACTTGGATCAGCAAAAGATACATACGAATAAAAATCAGGACTATTCGGAAATCTTCCATTATACGCCTGCCAATTAAAATAATTTACAATTTTTTGCATACGCGAACTTTTCTGCCGAACAACTACTGCACTATCTACAACACCCGCCTCAACACTCATTATACATAAAAAATATATAATATTTATTACAAAAATAATAATTGAACTAAATATCCAAAAAAGAATTCCTAAATATTTAACGCACTTTTTCTAAATAAAATTGATTTTTATAAAAATAATAATTAAAAATATAATAACAAGAAAATTTATGTACAAACGATTCTTGGTCCCGATACAATGGAAACAGACAACGATGTTTGTTCCGCCCGTTAGTCAAGGCCAGGTAATAAAAGTATATGATGGCGATACCATTACTATTGCATCAAAAATTGCCATACCCAATTCACCATTGTATCGATTTTCTGTTAGACTACACGGACTCGATGCGCCAGAAATTCGCGGTAAAAGTCAAGAAGAAAAAGATGCAGCGATTATTTCTAGAGATAAACTTGCAAATCTACTTCTTCATCAAATGGTCACTATCAAAAATAGAGGAACAGAAAAATATGGCAGAATTCTTGCTGATGTATATTTAGATGCACTTCATATAAATGAATGGCTTTTAAAAAACAAATTGGCGGTACCTTATGATGGCGGAACCAAAGCACCCTTTTCTAAATAGTCATAAGATTTTTGCGCATTAATTATTAAGTTGAATTTTGCAGTTAGATTTTGCGCAACTTTTCCTAAAAGTTGCTTTCTAAAAAGTTGCTTAGATATCATAAGCCGTAGTGAGAGCTAAAACAAATGAATAATCGGTTCCATTTAGATTTAAAAAACGACCATATTCATCCAATAACTGAATTTGCATTTTTTGTATATCTACCGGACCAAAATAGGTTCGAGGAGTAGAAAAAGATCCAGATGACGTCAAATCAAATGTTATATAAGGCGCACCAATATTAGGCGGTACTGCAATTCTTGCCAAAATATTTTTATTCAACATGGATGCTGTAAATGCACTAAAAAAATTTTCATTAACATTATTATTAAAATCATCAACTACTAAATAGATATATTTTGGACCACTTATATCCAATACACTTTCAGATGTATAAGAATTTAAACCAGTATAAACCGGCAAGCGAAACCCCAAGATCCAACCAAATTTTTGTTGCAATGGAACAAAACTAATACTCGCGGTTTGGTCTAGTATAAAATTAACAGAGAACGTAAATGGAGCACCTAGATATCCAGGTTTAATTCCAATAGTTACCTTCTTATTTCCATTAGGACCAGGAGACTCATTCAATGAGAAATATACATTTTTTAAAGAATCATTATCCAATAATCCAATAGCAGTATTAATAACCGTCATCAAATTTTGCCCAGTGTAATTACCATCAGGCACAGAAATAAAATAGGGATCTCCTTCTAAATTCCCAAAAGGATCCAATAACTGAAGAGAGAAGGAATTATTATTAAGACATGCCGAAATGGCATAATAACTTTGAACAAATTGAAAAGAAGTTAAATGCATCAGGGTTACGGAGCTAAATTTATAGGGTAAATCAAAATGAAAATTTGTTGCAGAACTTGTAAAATAGTTGTCTCGGAAACGAGTATCAATATTTAAATTTTTAATAATGGTTCGTTTTTTCAATGGATTAATAACTCCGGGAAATGTATCGCCCGGAAAAGAAACATTATAGGGTGTGCTATTTGCTGAACGATCAATAATGAACTGACTACCATTCTCAGCAAAAATAGCAGAACCTTTTAATTCGAGATCGGTATGGTAAATATTTTGTTCTAATTTGATATCACTCAACATTTTTTTGCGTCCCTCGAGCAAAAAATTTTTTGCTTGCAATAAGAATTCGAGTGTTCTTATTTTAATGGTTCTATCTGTTTTTTGATCGGATTCAATTTTCTCTCTTAATACGTCCGCTTTTCTTTTTAGAATAGTCTCATCATAATTCTGTGGAAGATCAAAGATTTCTTCAAGTTCCGATGTTTTATAATTTCCCAAATTCAGATCAAAGTTCATATATCTTATAGTTACAAATTTTTGTTTTGTAAAAAACCAATACAAAAGAAAAATCAACAAAACAATAAAACAACAAAATAACAAAATCAACAATAAAAAAGTAATTTTATTTAAGAACTTAAAGAACAATACTCTACTCTAAACTTGTAATCACAATAAATTCCATATTTACACATTTTTTTATTTTTTATTTTTTATTTTTTGATTTTGTTTTAATCCGACGTGTCCATTTCTGATTCCACTTGATCAGTCATGCGTCGAAGCAGTGCATTTTCTTCGCGCAGCATCGAAATCTCTTTTTCCAAAGCGCTCACATATGAAGCAGATACAAAGTCGGTCGTTTCGACGATTTTACGCATCGGTTCTTGATAGCGCTCTGACCTGGCAAACGTGCATGCGGCACAATCCGCACACGGATCACGCTCCACCTTCTTGCCAGTATTGGGCAGAACGATCCAAAACCACGGGTCGTCATAGACAATGCGTGCCTGCTTTTCGGGATCCTCAATCTTTTCTCGGAATCGATCGGGTCCTTCTCCCTTGAACCAATGCGTGAAATGGACAAATGCACAGCGACTTATCTTGCCATCGGCGCTCGTCTTCGAAACAAAATCGACACTTTTCACGATACCATATCCATGCACTGTAAAAGCTTGAGCAATGTGCTCATGCTTGATGTTGGGAAACACGTGGGGAATAAAAACGCTATAAAACATTCTTGAAGAACTACCTGAATACACAATGCATATCCTATTTTCCTAAAAAAGTATTTCAATTTTTTTTTGAAAGCAAAAATCAAAAAAAAATGAAAAATTCAAAAATTTAATTTTAGAGCCGTTTTCGACTCGCCAAGTATCCCGCTGCTGTGGTCCCTATTTTTCCATAACCTGTATGTGGTTGGTAAATATAGTTGTGGTTATAAGTATAACACAATGTATTCGAACAGTTATTCAACGGAAAAATGGTAGGTGGAACTAAAAAAGACTTGTTGGTATTATAAAAATACGTTGCGCGACTTACGGGAGTAAATGGTGAAAAAGAACCGGGCATATAGTATGAATAAATATTTAAATATTAGCCCACACAATATTTTCTACCTATAAAAGTTTTTACTTACCACAGCCACATCCGGCCCCGTTTGGCGCAGTATTTACACGAATATTTTGGAACATTGCATTCAAGCCGATAACACCATTTCGAGAAACCATTGGTTTTGAAGTTGAAGTTGGAATATTTGATACCATTATTGGTGCTCTGCGAAAAGATGATTGCGCTCCATCTGTACCAACCTGCATTTGCATTCTCTGAAAAGGCATTCTATTATATATAAGGATGAGAATTATTTTTTATATTATAGATTATAAATGATTCTAAATATAACTTTTTATTAATTGCATATATTAAGTATATGCAAATAAAAATATTTACTATGGTAAAAAATGAAACTGATATTATTGATGAATGGGTATTTTATCATGGATCCCTTTTTGACTATAAAAATATATATATTATTGATAATTATTCTGACGATGGTACTTATGAAAAATTACTAAGACTAAAATCTATCGGAATAAACTTATATAGAAAATCAGATTACAAAAAAAAAGGAGAATATATGACATGGTTTTATGAAAATTTTTGCAATCCAGATGATATTGCATATCCAATAGATATCGATGAATTTATTGTTTTTTTTGATAAGTATAGCAAACAAATTTCAATAGATAAAAAAACTATTATTAGTTATATAACTAATTTACCAGATGCAGAAATATACAAAACAAACTATATTAATGCAATGCCAAATCAATATTTTCCAGAAGGATTCAAAAATGCAGCATGTGAATGCGGTTTAGGAATATATGACAACAATTATAAAGAAAATGCAAAAAGTTTTATGCAAAAAAAATTATATTCTGGAAAAATAGATCATGGAAATCATATACCAACCAATAATTATTTTATGACTTCTTTATGTCTTGTACATTTTCATACTAGAAATTTGGAACAAATCAAAAAAAAAATTTATTGTAATGTTTCTGGATTGGGATATGATACAAATAATTTGGAACAATTAAAGAAGATTATAAAAAATAATCCATTATGCGACGGTGCTCATCATATTGTTAAATGGATAAACATTTTGGAAAATAATTTTACGTTGCCATTTTATACTTTTAAAAAAGAAGGCATAGATTTATCCCCTCTCAATAATTATATTAAAAAATTATATCCAAACCCTTAACAAAATTAGGTAATAAGTATCCAAGGATCAATAATAGTTTTTGGTGGTAATATAGGTTCAACAACAGGACAATTACATCCCGTTACAATATTTGTTTTCACTATCTTTCCACCTTTTACGTTTAATCGCGTTGAAATAGGCAAAACTCCATAACTAGGCGGTATTACACCACGTCGAACTGGTCCTTGCGCTTTTAATCGATTCATATATCGATAATAAGAATTATGTTTTACATCAACGCCATATCCTCCGGGAGAACCAGCGCCTGGCCTACATCTTGTAATGGTATGTTTCAAACTGCTACTGTGATAAGCACTCCCGCCTGCAACTAAAGGAGGCTGAAAACTGCGATTTCTACGATCACTCATTTGATTCCAATTCACATTGAACAGAGGTAATGGAGATTCATAACTAGCCAAAGCCGCCAAATCGGAAGTATATAATGATGCAGGAACACGAACCGTATTCCAAATCAATTTTTGGCGCTGGTATTGAGATGCTGGATCATTACCTGCTAAATTTGCATTGCAACCATAAGACTTGCATGGACCTCGGCATAGATTAATAGTTGGTGTTTGTGTTGTCATTACTATTCTTATACTCTACAAATATTAAAGGATAAAAAGTTTATATATCACTAAATATTCTATATTTATATTTCACATAAGAATAGTAATGTATAAAATGACATTCTTAATTTGTTATTTCCTTGCTTAAATAAGGATCCCAAACAAATACTATGTTGTTTTCAGGTAAATCTCTTGTTTCCATTTCTCTACTGTAAATTCGCGCACTACTTAATAATATTATTTGTAATACGTCATTCAACCATTTATGTAATGGATTTGTATCGCAATCGAATTCAGATTCTCTTATTTTTGTTTTTATCGTTGAAAACAAGTCTTTCACTGTGGTTGTCTCATCAATATGCATTATATCTAATTCGAGTAATCTCTGTATTATATCGTCTGCTTCTTCTTGCTTCATGATGCCTCGAAAATAAGTTAATACCGGTCGTTCAATTATTTGCATGTTATGTGCATATTCCTCTTCGAAATACGGTGATTTATATCCTTTACTATTATACCATGTTTGTCCTGTTGCCAATATTGTGAAAAATCTTAATGGTATTTTACAGGATAATGGGTCTTTACCCCATATAGTTGATCCATCATGTAAATATATATTATTGTACTCATTTTGTTCTGCAAAATGTTCTATTAATTCAAGTATTTGTGTTCCAGTATATTCTCCACATTTGTTTAATTCTCGTATTGTAATGTCTTTTACATCGCGTTCTTCGTTATAATGTATTTCAATAGAACAACATGCTGTATCAGGGTCGTCTTTATATATTGTTATCATTGTTTTTGTTGGCTTATTAGTTTCAAAATGCACTTCTTCATAAATAAAACCGGTTGCTTCTTTGGGATAATATTCTGTCATAAATGGAATAAATTGTTCAGCAAACATCATTGATTGTGACCCTTCTTCCTCTCTTGATAATAGTTCAGAGACTGCTTTGACCGAAGGTACTCCTTTAACCGAAGGTACTTTTTTAACCGAAGGTACTTTTTTAACCGAAGGTAATCCTTCATTACATGGATCACCGCCGCAATTTTGATTTTTATTTTTCCTTGTTTTCCTTGTTTTTTTTATTTTCCTCGTTTTCTTTATTTTCCTTGTTTTCTTTATTTTCTTTATTTTCCTTGTTTTCTTTATTTTTACGTGTTTTTTCAATGACTTTCTTGTCCGCATATACTATTTTATTATATTATTTATAACAAATCGTATTTATAAATAAGAAAGTTAGAATAAAAATTGATTTTATAAAATACACAAACAAAGATGATTAAAATGAATTCCAAAGATTGTTGCAACTACTGTGGGAAAGGTTATACGAGAAAAACATCGCTTCAACGACACGTTTTACTGTGTGAAATAGTTCATAAAACAAAGAGAGAAAAAATATGTGATCAAGAAGAAACCACTGATATTCCGAGTCGCCAACAATTATACCAAATTATTCAGGAACTTGCCATCAAATATCATACACAGCAACAACAAATAGAAGAGATGCAAAAATGGATTCAAATCAAGAAAAGGAAAATGAATCTCATAGAATGGTTGGAAACAAACCATCCGCAATCATTGCCTTTTCAAATATGGATGAAGACAATTCAAGTTCAAGAAAAACACATAGATCTTTTAATGGCTGAAACTATCGTTCAAACGATAACCTGCATTCTTCGTGATAATTTACAACCTGAAAAGGGCAAACCCTTTGCTGCCTTTTCACAAAAAGCAAATACAATATATATATTTGATGAATCTCAACAATGGCAGACTTTCTTTTCTGAAAACTATCTACTTCTTATTAAACAAATACATTCACGTATCTTGAGAGAATTGTGTGAATGGCGTAATAAACACTTAAAAGAAATTGCTGAAAATGAAAAAATAAGCGAAATATACAATAAAACAGTCATGAAATTAATGGGACTAAATTTTAATCAAGACTCGACCGCTTTGAGTAAAATTCGCACAAACTTGTATCAATATGTAAAGATTGAAATAAAACAAACAGTTGAATTAGACTTTTCATGAAGAAATGATATAAGGTTCTGGATATTTCACAATGTTTATTGTATCATTTTCATCTTTCAAAGAAATTTCGCGTGTATCAGCCAAAAGAACGCGCATTGCATTTGCAAATTGTTGCTTTAAATTTTCCATTAAAACAGTAGCTTCTTCATCATTCTCAAATTTTTTCCAATCAGCTGTCAATGTATTTTCTATTTCATATCCAATAACATATCGATCTGTCCCAATTTTACGCGCAACGATTCTCGTCTCGGAGTATTTAAAATACCCATTTAAATAGCTTAAATCGGTTTCAATATCATCACTTGTAATGAGTCTCCCCATAAAGCGAATCGCCTCCTCAAATGCTACAGCGTAACCAAAATAGATAGGCATGATTCTTTGTTTTTATAAAAATCATGCAACCTTAATAAGCTTTCAATTTTTTTATAAAGCAAATTCAAATTTCTCCATAAATGTGGCCGGAGTATATAATGGAACTCCAAGTTTTCGAGCCTCTTCTGCTTTTCCTGTGTCTTCATCCAAAGAAGGTGCAATAACAGCAAATGTTTTTTTGCTGACAGAAGATCCAAGAGAAGCGCCGACTAATTTAAGAGCAGCCATCAATGCTTTATCGCGTGTTCCAGTTAAAACAATCGATTTCTTGTACAAGGGATGACCCGTATCGATTGCTGTCGCGACAACAGTCGATCCAAGTTTGTCCTGCAATCCACATTCTGCTAAAAATTGGGTAAATATCGGAATACGCTCTACAAATGATTCCGCTGTCTTTTTTGCCATTCCTTTGATTGCTGCAAGTTTTGTAATCTTTGCTTCATCTGAATCGGTACTTGTTAGAATATCAGGATAATCTGCCAAAATCAACTCTAGTTTTTTGTCGGAAAATCCTCGGCCGAATAAATTGGATGCCGACATCAACAACCCTAACGGAGCAGCCGCAATTTTCTCTTGGATTCCTGAATGAATCTTTGTTGCTAACTTCTCCTTGAATCCTTCTACCGTTTTAAAGTCAGCAACCGTCATAGTAAGGATTTTGGGTATAGTATCAAAACCGGCTGCAATAATACGCGCTATATTACCACTGCTTAAACCTTCCACTCCAATTCCTCGGAAGAAACCCGTTATATTTTTTTCTCTTACCGTTTCATTGGATCCTGCATCTTCTAACATGACATCGACATGTGTTGCATTCCATTGATATGGAACATTGGGCATCATAGGCTCTTCCGCGCTTACGGTAACGCCACGAATATGCGGAATCACATCTCCACTGCGAATAATTTGTATTAACGCACCAACACCAATTTTATTTTCTTCAATAAAGGCAGCATTGAATCCAGTTGCATATTCAATAGTAACACCGCCCAAATGGATTGGCTCGATTTGAACGCGCGGTTTCAAATATCCATCTTTGCTCGGCGTCCAAATCACATTTACTACTTTCGCCTCTGCAATTTGATCCGATAATACCATTTTGAACGCAAAAGCGTAATCTGGATTACCTGCCAACTTTCTGGCATGTACTTTATCATCAATAACAATAACGCCATCAATTTCATAGACATAAGATGCGCGCCACTCGACAAGTAATTCAGATAACATTTCATTTGTCAGAATATCTGTAGTTTTATGCAATACTGTTTCAAATCCATCATCCTGCAGCATGAGCATTTGTCCCGATGGTTTTACTAATGGATCAATCACTTCATATGCTACAAAATGAACATCAGCAATTTTTTCTTTGTCTAAACCAATACGATTTACAATACCGGCGACAAGATTTCTTGGATTCGCAAATTTTGTCTTGTATTTTGATTGAAACACAGCTTTGGGTATAACAAATTCGCCTCTTACTACAATATCTTTTTTCTTAGGCAAGCGCAGATATGGAATCAAATGACTAATATCTTGACCTACTTTACCATTGCCTCTCGTATAAAGTTTTGGTATCGCGCCTTTGGTACTATACATGCCGCTGACGCCATCCAATTTACATGATAAAACATATGGACCCCCAAACTTTGCTTTCCATGCATTCAATGCTCCTGTATCTGGTTTAATCTTGTCCATAGAAGCCATCGTATAAGGCAATACGACTTTATTCTTTTCTACGACCGTTCCAACTTCCAGAAAATAAGGATGATCTGGATATTTTTTTTCGGCGTATTCCTTTACAATATCATACTCATTATCAGTCATAATAGGCGTTTTATTATGATGAAATGTTTTGTCGGCTTCTTCCACTATTGAAATCAATTGCTCTTCCGAAAGTGCATCTAGAACCGGGATTCCATGCTTTTTAAATGCTGCAATATATTCTAATGCGGATGTGTCAATCTTCGATTCAGTCAATTGTTCAGCAAGATTTCCAGTTGTTACAAGCTTCAATTTGGGTTTTTTTATAATAACTGCCTTTTTTCCTTTTTTCAAACTCGTGGATTTGTTTGTTTTTTCTACTTTTATTTCTTCAACAAATGCTTTTGCTTCTTTTTCTTCTACTTCTACTTCTACTTCTACTTCTTTTAGACCTTTTTTGAAAGAAGCAACAGATAATCCATTTACTCGCTCTACTGGGTCTTTGTATTCCATTCCTAGAAAATCAAATATATCTTTTTCTGAAGCAAATACTGCATCGACCTTGTCAGCCTTCTTTTTACCTTCCATTTTATATAATCCATGTTCATTTAAAGAATATCCCATCGACAATGCTTTTCCACGCATTACCGTATTAAAAATTTTACTTCCTGTAAAATACAGTACTGCAAATGGGTATTCTTCTTGATTTGTATATAAGAAATCCACGCGACGAGCGAAAGGCGCGCCAGGTAGCTGCGCAACAACGAGCGCTTTGCTGGAACCAAATGATAAAATACCATCAGGCAAAATAATTCCTAGTTTCTTCAATTCTTCCACAAATCTTTTAAAAACTTTAGGATCAGGTGATGTAATAATAACATCAATATCTCCTGACTCTATCGCTCCACGTCGATAACTTCCCACAATTTCAAAATGTGATCCCGGAACCTTTACTGTTTCAAATACAGTTTCAAATATTTTTTTATATTCATCTATTTCTGTACGAGGTATGCGCTTTAAAATATCTTCATAGTATTTTAATCCAACACGCTGAATATCATTTAATAAATCCTGTCTTTCACGCATTTGTTCTATACTTGTAATACCTGCTTCTACAAGCTCTTTTGCTTTTTTGGGACCCACACCATAAATCTCTCCAATAATAGTAATAGGATTATTTTTCTCTCTCTCTAATACACGCAAAGTTCCGGTTGAAACATATTCATTTAGTTTTTCCATAATTGTGCTTCCGATTCCAGGCATTCCTTTTAATTGCTCGGGAGAATGAATGTCGTCCATAATAGTCATCATTGTTTCTTGTGCTTTTTGATAGGCGCGTGCGCGAAAAGGTTCGCCTTGTTTCATCATAATGTTAGATAATTTGTCCATAAGATCAATAAACGACTCATTTAAACGTGTTGGCATTTTTTGCACTTGTACAGTATCTTCTTCTACTGTCTTTATATCTTTATCAATTTTTTCAGAAAAGTTATTAACAAGATTTTCGCCAAGATTTTCGCCAAGATTTTCGCCAAGAGTTTCGACAATCACTAATTTTGGTTTGGATCGTTTTTTCTTGGTATTGTTTCCTTCTTTTTTATCCTTCTCTCTTTTTTTCTCTGTTATTTTTTTCTCTTTTGCTTCTTTTTTTTCCGCTTCTTTTTTCTCTTTTGCTTCTTTTTTTTCCGCTTCTTTTTTCTCTTTTGCTTCTTTTTTCTCCGCTTCTTTTTTATCCTTCTCTCTTTTTTTCTCCGCTTCTTTTTTCTCTTTCGCTTCTTTTTTCTCCTTTTTCTCTTTTGGTTCTTTTTCTTTCTTTGTGCCACCTCTTTTTTTTCGACTATTATTCATTTTTTTTTTATGTTTCGTTGTAAAATATTTTCTATGTTTATACCTTCTTTTCAGTGTTCTTGCCATAGTATATAATTATATATTATATAATTTATATAATAATATTTTAATCTAACCTAGAGAGAGGCGGTTTTTTAACAAACCCCGATTTTTTCATAGGATGATCTCGCGAATACATAGTAAAAAGATGATTCGATGGTTTTACTGCAGGAGCTTCTACAAGGCCTGCATGATTTGTAAATAATAATTTAGTTGATTTTACAGGCGGTTTCTGCATTTTAACATAGTCTTCTCTCTTTAAAGTTATAGGATGAGGTCTTATAACAGGAGTTCTTACAGGAGGTGAAACAACGGATGGTTGGTGATAAATAGATGATTGAGTTTGTATATATTGCAATTCGCCATCTACTACTTTTAAATTCATTGATGCTAAAATATCGTCATAGGTTAAATCGCGCTTTTTAACAGTTTGCACATTAGCTAATAAATTACTTACTCCATTAGATCGTTGCAATTGTTTTATTTCTTCCATATAATTATATAATTATAATTTAATGGACTTCAATACTAAAGTACTTGTCAAAAATACTGGTTCGACAGAAACATTTATTGATAATAATGGTAAAACGGAACATATTAAAGCAAATTGGGACGTTGATTACAATGGAAAAGAAGTAATCATGAATGTAAAAATGGATGAAAATGGAAAACAAAAAGAAATGCACGCCAACTTAACCAATAATGATATTATGGAACTTTTAAAAATGCGAGCAGATCCAATGGCTTTAGATCGCCGCTTGAATAATGATTTTTTAAAATCAAAAATAACATTCAAATCCATTCCTAATGCAAAAAAAACCAATGCAAAAAAACCAAAAAAAACCAAAAAAACAAAAAGGCGTCATTAAACGATCTCATCTAGCAATGTTTTTTCATTGTCAGACAAACTTCTCTCGCGCTTAAATTTATTATATCGAATCGCCTTGTCTCTATCCATAGTTGTCTGATAGAAACGAGATGCATAAATTAATTTACATACTACACTGTCTTCATAAATACATTCAATATGTAAGTCTTTATTTTTTTTTATTTTTTTCAAAAAATAAGCACAATCAAATATTGATGCATCATCAAAATTAACAACAATAATGCAGTGATTTCTTTTCCTCTGGCCACCACCCTCCATCTCGTAAAGATAGTAATAGTGAAAGCAACCAGAGTCGATGGCAAAATCCGTTATCTCTTTCTTCAACTCAGAAAGATTAGGATGCTTTACCATGTCTATGGAAATGTCAATATTGTATCCCATTAGTATAACTAAATATTTTATAAATGATGTTAAAAAAATTAAAAAGCAATCAAAGTAAAATCATTATATGGTTAGATTTTATTTTTCAAAAAAAAAAAATGTTTGAATTACAAAATAAAACTAATATAATATACAAATATAATTATGGCATTTAGAAAATACGGTGGATTAAATTACGCTGCAACTAATAATATTATCAGAAATCATTATGCGAATAGCGATAATTTTTTTGTTAGTAATGTTGTAGGTCAATACAATTCAAAAATTGTATCAGAAAGTCATTATGATATGAGTGGAAATTCTTTGTTAAATGTGGAAGCAATCTATTTTATGGATGGGTCTTCACTTACGGGCGGGACAGAAAATGGAAATTTTACAGTCAATGGTAATTTAACTGTAACAGGAACAAGTACTTTAAGAGGAACAGTTACAACTAGCGCGGATGCTACTATTGGCGCCGACTTAACAGTACAAGGAACAAGTATATTACAAGATTTGGTTACAATTGGAAGTGATTCAACCTCTACAAATTTACTTGTAACCGGAGCTAGTAATTTATCAGGAAATGTAAAAGTTGGTGGCAATTTAAAAGTTGATGGCACAAACTCAATAGTAGATCTTGGTTCAGGTCCAGCTTATGCTCCGACACCGAAAGACACAAATTCTAACGAAATAGCTACAACTAGTTTTCTTACAACCAATTATGCACCATTAAACAGCCCATCTTTTAGTGGAGCCCCAACAGCTCCAACTCCCTCATCTAGAACAAGTAATACTCAAATAGCCACAACTGAATTTGTACAATCAGCTGTTACTACTGCTACCTCGGGTTGGAAATTTATAAAATATACACAAGCAACACTTAAAGACCAACGAACAGAAAATTTTGATACTGGTTACAGTTCATCAAAATGTACCGTAATAATTGCTGGATGGGTTTATAATATGAAAAATTATAAAGATGCAGGTACGTATCAAGTGGGTGTTAATACATATATAAGTGAAACAACAGGAACCTGGTGGGTAAGCGCGGAAACATATAATACAACAAATTCACAAACTGCTGTATGGGATCAAATAAATTGTTTAGTAATTCCATATGCATCAGAGATAATTTTACTATGATAAAGAATTATAAAATAAAGTTAAAATACTAAATAAATAAGATATAATTAATACAAATGAAAGAAATTCCGATCTTTATCGAGAGAAAAATAGTAAATAATACAGAGTTAAAAATTCCAAGAAATCTGATTCAAACTTATAAACATAACATACTTCATGATGCTATTTACGAAAATATTGAAAAAATATTAGAAATTAATAGCGATTACAACTACTACCTCATAACAGATGAAATTGGCGTCAATTTAATTAAACAATACTTTGATCAACACACATTAGATGCTTATAATAGACTAAATTTGGGTGCAGCAAAAGGCGATTTTTTACGATATGTAGCCATGTATGTGTATGGCGGCATTTACTTGGATTTAGATAGTAATATAAATACTCATTTGAGCTCTTTTATTGACCCAATAATAGAACATTTATTTTTTTTAGACGGTAATATCAATTTACAACAATGGTGTTTTGCTTCTGCGCCTAAAAACCCTATTATATTAAAAATTATTGAAGAAATGATCAGACGTATCAATAATAATGAAGAAAATATTTTTTTAGCGACTGGACCAACACTATTCACAGATGTTGTTTATAATTTGATTGAAAATTCTCAACAATACAATACAACACTTCATATACCATGGTCTGATCGATTCAAGACATTTATGTCCAATACCAGATTCAATAATGGTCTTATCTTATTTGAATCCGACGAAACCTTGGATTTTTACAATAAATTTCATCGCATAACAGAAGGCTATAATTATGATATGTTGTACAACAACGACAGATATATACCTACATGGAATTGTCCAACACCCAATTTTTATAAATTATAAAATTGAACATTCAAAATTAAATATATTATTCTTTAACATACTTAAAGAATAATGGCTACTCCAATTTTATCTACTATCAATGCTCATCATCGCGATCAGCATCTCGTCTTTGATGAACCGGCGCATCGATATTCCATTACAACGGATCCAGACTCGAAATATACATCTGTAACTACGTGGAATCATAGTCATTTTCCGCATTTCAATGCAGACAACGTCATCAAAAAAATGATGGCAGGGCAAAATTGGAATCCTGAAAATAAATATTGGGGACTAACAGCGAAACAAATAAAAGACCAGTGGGCAAACAATGGAGCTGCTGTCAGCGGAGCAGGCACAGATCTCCATTTTGATATTGAATGTTTTATGAACCAAGATTTACCTGATACTGTTAGTTATACACATTATCAACTTTTGGAACATCATCCTGGAAATGCAAATACTAGCGAGGAATGGACCTACTTTTTGAAGTTTGTACAAGCATTCCCAGATTTCAAACCATATCGCACAGAATGGATGATCTACGATAAGGAACTCAAACTTGCAGGCTCAATTGATATGGTGTATGAAAATCCAGATGGTACTCTCAGTATTTATGATTGGAAACGATCAAAAGAAATTTCAAAAACGAATAATTTTATGGAGTTTGCGACTACTTCGTGCGTGGAACATTTACCAAATACGAATTATTGGCATTATAGTTTGCAACTGAACACATATAAGGCGATTTTAGAAAGACGATATGGAAAGACCGTTACTGATTTATATCTTGTGCGACTGCATCCAGACAATCCTAGAAAAACATTTGATCTTATTAAATGTGCTGATTTGTCACAGGAAATTGCAGATTTGTTTGAGTTAAGAGAAGAACAACTACAAACTCAAACTATATAAAAAATCGTATGAAAAACAAATGACTTAAACCTTATGCGCAATATAAATATAATTCTAATGTTTTACGATTCACTATTTACAAAAGTAAATCTGCAATATTTTTGTTATAGCCTATTTGGACTTTTTTTATATCAATCTTTTGCAGCATCCTACTATTTTTATGCAAGACATATACATTTTGAAAAACGACGCCAAAAGCTGATCGAATTGCAACAAATAGATAGAAAAGAAGAACAAATAGATAGAAAAGAAGAACAAATAAAACTAGAAGAAGAACAAATAAAAGAGAAAAGGTACGAAGATAAATATTTGGATCAATATGAAAAGATGAAATCGACAGTTCTCTCGGAAGAACGATTAGAAACTCTGAAAAAAACAATCTTGTTTGAAAATACACCACTTGGAAATCTCATTATATTTTACGATCATTTGAGAGAATCCTTTACATACTATTCTGATAATACGATTCCATATCGATTTTTAGAAATAGCTAGCAGACATTACGTAGTTCAAAATAATTGTAAATCCATTCATATACATATGCCGACCGAACTATCGGAAGCAGAGAAAAAAATGCAAGAAAAGAAAGATAAAATACAAGAAGAAGAAAAAGAGAAAAAAGAGAGATTAGAAGAAGAAAAAAAGGAAGGAATAAAAGATACAGATACACAAAAAAAGAGTGTTTTTGCCAAGTTGAAAAATTATAATACAGGTCCTACGAAAGCACCCAATACGAAAACATCAAAATCTGGAACCAATGGAAGAGGACCACCACAAACCAATATAAAAGTATCAGATGAAACAGATATTATTGTAAAAGAAAGGGCAAATCGATATTCGTATGAAGGAAAATTAGCAAATTTTAGTTTTTTGCAAAAAGTAGAAAAGAAACTTATAAACAATCGTTACGAAATTAGTTTTTCAGATTTTTTAAAGATGCAACAGACTTCTCATTAAGGTAAAACATAAAAAAATTAAAGTATAAAATAAAGTATTAATTTTATAATCTGAATATAATATAATTAATAAACATGGCAAATTTTTTACCACAAAAAGAAATGAAACAATTTCAATTAAGTGGTGATGTACCTTCTTTGAGTCAAGTTCATCAAATGTACGGTCAAGCATCGCAATTAAAAGGTCAAGCATCGCAGTTACAAAATCAAGCAACACAGCAATATAACCAAGCAAAACAATCTGTTACTGATTTGCAAGAGCAAATCCAAAGAAAAACATCACAATTACAAGGCCAAGCAACAGATAATTATAATCAAGCAATAAAATCAGCTACTAATTTTCAAGGGCATTTACAGGGTCAAACAAGACAGATATATAACCAAGCAACACAATCATTAAAAGATGCAAAATTAAAAACTGAATTTTCCACATTGATTGGAAATTTAGCGGAAAAAGGAGAGGATAAAGCTATTCATCTTTTGGGAAATACTTTAGGTGTAAGCGTCGAAGGGAAAACGCCCGATCAATTAATAGATGATTTGAATGCAGCAGTAGAAAATCCAGAAACACAACAAAAAGTATTAGAATTTACAGATAATTTAATAAAAATTAGTAAAAAACCATTGGAAGAAGCATCAACAGAAGCAGCGGTGCTATTTGGTAATACTGTGGATGAAGAAGGAAAACAAGCAGTTAAAGTTATATGGGATTTGGCAGGAGCTATACCTGTTGTTGGAGAGGGAGTTGAATTGTTTAAAACTGGCAAAGATATTATCGATACAGGAATAAATCTTGTACAGTCCGGCGAATCTGCAATAAAAATTGCAAATGAACCAGTTGAAAAAGTAGAACAAGAAATAAATGATGCCGCAGCTGCACAAGTTGCACAAGAGCTAACAACAACATCAAATACCCCTATTTTATCACAAAATAGATTAAGAGGTGGAGCGCCTACTGAAAAACAATACAATCAATACAAAAAATTACAACTTAATGCAGCAAATCGTCTATCACAATCATTTCAAGGATTTTATGGCACGCGAAAACGAAGAAAGGGTTCCAGGAAGCGCGGTCCAAAAATTCATGTGAAAACGCGAACACGACGCACTAAACGCGCAAAGTACTAGCGCTAACGTTTAGAAAGCCACTCCAAATATCCAATACTTTTTAGAATATTAAAAGAGGTACCCAGATGATCTTTCGCAATTACATACGCGATCTTTTCTTTTTCATTCATCGATGCCAAGTATTCTTCAACTAATGCTTCAACTGGTTTTTCTTCAACGTCTTTTGCTTCTGCTTCTGATTGCATAATAGATATATTATATAAAAGATATCTATTATCTATTTAACTTTCAATTTTTAGTATAAGTAATAAAAAATAAGATCGTTTTGTTATTCATTTTAACAGGGCTTTCATTCATCATATTGGTTAAACTCGTGTCAATTGTATAACCATTGGTCAATAAAAAACTTGTTAAATCTCCCATTTGATCAGGACGCATAAGGTTGAATCTATCAAAAGACAGCAACGCTAAAAGACACCTTCCGCCTTCATTGCATTGAAAATGGGATAATCGACGCCTTCTTACTTGAACTACATACTTTCCCAAAGGTCCTTGCGGAGGCAAATTGATCGATATGATATTGCGATAATTTTCAGAACAAGTATCCAAAAAGGGTTCCACAGTTAATAAATATGTATTTTTCATTTTTATACTACATATTATACTACATAATAAAAAAAATTGAAACACTTATGATAATAAAAAAGAATTACAATAACAAACCACATACACTACCATAATGGTTCTTACTATTCCAACGAATATTTACCGATACAAGTTTTCCAATGAGTTTATGGAAAAAATGTACCAATTCTCAAAAATTCATCAATATGATGATCGTCAAGGATTCAAGGAGGCTTGGGAACAATGGGTTGAAAATAATATTGATGATATCAATATCGAAATAAGACAACTTGAAAACTCGGGTTACCGCGGCGATGTACTAGACAAAATGTTCAAAAGTGCGCGATATTATTTTAGAAAAAAAGGAACTGAAAAAAAGGCACCCAAGGAGCGCAGAACCTATGTTTCTTGCCACAAAGACACCCTAGATGCTATGGACAATCATATTTTCTTGGGTTTAAAAACCGATACAGAATACAAACCTGCAAATGGATTTCAGACATTTTGCTCTGATCATATTACCATATTAAGAAACGAAATTCAACATCTCTTTCAAGCAAAGATGGAAGATTCTGTCGAAATACAAGATAAACTGAAAAAGACATATAAGAATCGATATTTTATGATGATTAGTAAATAATCATAAAAATTAAAATAATCAAAACTTAATACTATGCTGGTAACGACTCTTCCTCATCAATTGCAAACTCAAACTCAAAAACGCAATTCTTTTTTTCCGAAAACTATCCAAAGCCTAATTCGTCGTACTAGTCTTTCTCTCAATAACATTGCTTTATCAAATTATATTATACAAATAATTCCGCATTACCATAATTATTTTTTACCAATAGAATCTCATAAAAATGTAACATTTGACAATAATAAAACCGAATTCATTCTTATTACAAGAAAACAACTCCATCCCACAAGTTCATCCTATTCTGTAGATTCAAATACAAACAACGAGAGAAAAGCCATGCACTCCTATTTCAACTCTCTTAAAACCCTATTAGAAATCTGTAGTATCATGCAACAATACAAATTCATTCATTTAAACATACAAAAGAACACCATTCATTATATCCATGACATACCTTATATTCACGATTTCTCTCGAAGTTTCTTATTTAAAAGTCTAACAGGAGAGAGAAAAGCCGTGTTGTTTCAAAGTTATAACCCCGCCTATATCCACCTCCCCCCCAGTTATCATATACTATGTTATATAACTCAAAACGGCTTAAAGAGCCCCGGCCAAGGAACCATCGATTATATATTGCAAGAGTATATAAATCATGCAATACAACAGGGCATAGCATTCTCTGAGAAAGACTCCTTTCAGTTTCGCGAATCTTGGACTTATTATTTATCAAACAATCAGCAAATAGTTGAAGATTGTACAAGTTGGGATGCCTATAGCGTTTTACTTTTGTATATTCAACAGATTCCTGTTACCAAACAGTATCTTTCTTATCTTGAAAAAATTCGTAACTTTTTAATCCATGTAGTTTTATGCTATCCTTCTTATTCTTTGCACGATATTAGAATATTACTTAATACACTTATTTTTTAGATTTATTTTTTAGATCGCTTTGTTTTTCTCTTGCTACTCTTTCTTCGTTTCGAAGATCGCTTTTTCGTTTTTCTGCCACCTTTTTTACTCTTTCTTTTGCCGCCTTTTTCAGGTCCTTCTTCTTTTTCTTTCATTTCTTCTTCTTTCTCTTCAGATGTTTCTTTTTCCTCAGATGAATCTTCCTTGTCTTCCTTTTTTGATTTTTTCGACTTTTTTGTTTTCTTCGATTTCTTTTCTCCATCAGAAGGCGTGGCCGTATATGTTTTTTTTGCAGCTATAAAGATTTCTGTATTTTTACCTTCTTTTTTTAATTTTTGCCCTTCTGGACTCTTTCGAAATTTGGCAAGATGATCAAGCCACGGGTTTCCCATTCTTCTATATATTATCAAAAGAAAAACTTATTTATTCTAAATAAAATTGAACTGCTAGAATAGTTTCTTATTTGAAGAAACAACTTTCATGACATCATTTCAATTGACAAGATATTTATATATCAAAGATGAGGTTAAACTCTCCATTTTGATTAGTTTGTTGAAAAAAAACCACCAAGCCCTCTTTTGGGCTTACGAATTTTATTATTCTGGATTCAAAACAGAATTGTGGGAATTTTTATGGATGATTTATTTCCAATTTTATGCAACGTTAAACCCAGGGTTTTATTCTTTTATCAAAAAGAAACATGATTTATGGAAACAAGAAGAGGATGATGCGCTTATAGCTCACATTATCAATAATTTTCATATCCGTCCATGGAATCCAGATGTTTTCTTGCTAAAGCAAAATTTAAAGAATAAAGTAGATCACTTACATTTAGATGTAGCCACGCTTTTGCATACTCACAATTATACAGGAATTGCATATTATATAGAAAATTGTACATTTACTGCACAAGATGCTGACGCGACGATTCAGTACTTTTTAAAACAAAATATTGCTGATAATCGCATGAATACGTGGAAAAATAAAAAAAAGATCCAGGCTAAATGTAAAGATGAATTGTTATCTGATATCATCCACTTTTATTCAGTTGTAGCAAATCTTACAATGGGTAAAAATTTATATTTAACAACAAGCAATGAAGATCTAACACAATATAAAACAATGTATTCTTGTTACGATACAAATTTCTATGCTTATAAAATTCTACCTCTTGTCACAAAATATGCGATCGACTCGGAAAAAATGTTAGGACTCTTTACATTATCTCGCGATACATATCAAGATTTACAAAAAATATACCATTATCATTGGTTATATTATGCTCGAAATACACCTATTTGGGAAAAACGAATTCAAGAATTTGAAGGCAAACCAAATGATGAAAAAAAAGATATCGATTTTGAGGATGAAGAAATCGAAGAGGAATTCTACGAACATTTTAATTATGAACCAGATGAGCAAAAATTAGAAGTGCAACAAAGAAATATCGGCGCAATTTCTACAACGGCAAACTGGCAGACCATATTTGAATCTTTTCCAAAAGGTTTATTATTTGATAATGCATTAATTAATACACAAATTATAAAGTTGATTTTAGAATAAAATAAAAATATATTATATATATTTATATTTAATGGATTTGTGTTTAGTAATAAATACATGTAAATCATATTATTCCAATATAGATGGACTTATAAAACAACTAGAAAAACTTAATTCTTATTTTCCAAAAGAAAATATACTAATTGTGTCAGGCCAAGAAGATACAACTTCTTCATCATATGAAAGTAGAATAAAAGTTGAAAAAGTAGAATATACAGGATTACATTTAACCTCGGCCATATATATATGTGAAAACTATCATAAACATAGTAATATAAACTATTGGTTATTATTACCAGATACAATAATTTTTGGAGATAATTTTTTTAATAAAGTCATTCATTACTACAATCATTATTTACACGGTAATGAAATTTATAGTCTTCCATTAATAAACCCAAATATAAGACCAACGATGGATATGGGTTTCGTTCATACTAAACACATTCTTAACATGACAAATTATTTAAATCAAATAAAAACATATACAATTAATAGAGATCATCTTATAAATATTAAAACTAAATTAATTTCCAATGAAGATACTATTCTTGGCTTATTGCCACGAGTATATGAAAGTTCTACAAAATTTGAATATGTAACAAATAATATAGCTCCAACAAATTTTATAACTAATCACAGAGATGAACTTATTGAAACCGTTATTGATGATGGGAAAAAAAATCAAGTCTATTTTGTAAATTTAGATTTATATAAAATTCAAAGAAATTTTAATGGTCCTTCAGCCCCAATTATACTAGAATTATAAGAAATATAATTAAAATTGAAAATTTTATTATTATTTACAAACTATATCGCAATGTCTTATAAATCAGAGATCAAGTCTATTCAAGGATTAAACATTACATTTTACATAGGGAAATGTGCAGCAGGAAATTTTGATATTATTGATCTTGCGGAAGAGAATGATATTTGGTTCCATATAAATAATGAATCATCTGCTCACGTGATAGCAAGTATTCCTGAACAATTAGATAAAAAAAAAATAAAATATATTATTAAACAAGGAGCTATTCTATGCAAACAACATTCTCGGTTCAAAACATCAAAGAAATCAATATCTATTGTTTTTACAAAAGTAAAACATATAACAAAAACAACCATTCCGGGAACAGTCATTATTACAGAGGAAAAAATTGTACATGTATAAATAAAAAATAAAATAAAAAATAAAATAAAAAATAAAATTGAAATAAAATAATAATATAAAAGAGATATATAACTATATACGAAAATGGTAAGAAATACCCATGGTGGCAGCGGACACAAGAGTCAAGCGCGCAAAAATACAACGAATCCAAAACAATACTCATCAAAATTGCGATTGCGAAATATAGAAGATGATGAGGTGTATGCACAAGTTTTAAAAATCTTAGGGGGCGGTATGTGTTCTGTACTATGCGATGATAATGTTGAACGATTGTGTGTTATTCGAGGAAAATTTCGCGGGCGAGGAAAAAGAGATAATACATTATATGGAAATTGTTGGGTTCTTGTTGCACTTAGAACATGGGCCGCATCTTCAAATAAAGGAAAAGAACAGTGTGATTTACTAGAAATTTATAGCGAATCAGATAAAAATAAACTACAGGTAAGTGAAACTTCTATCAATTGGACTACATTTATTATGAATGATCGAAAAAATACAACGGCGCATACAGAGACAAAAAATACATTTGAATTTTCAGATGAACAAATGGATGAATACAAGGAACTTGTTGTTGGTGGCACACAAAGAATAACCATGACAACGCAGGAAGAAGGAGAAGACGATGTAAATGTAGATGATATTTAATAAAAAAATAATTCATATAAATTCACATTAATTTTATACTTTATCTTTTATTTTTTCTTTACATAATTATGTAAGGAAAAATGATTGCAGTCTCCTGTAAAAATATATTGATTTGGTTAGGTTGTCTATATGATAGAGGGGTTAGGGGATACAAAACGATGAGTTGCTGTAAGGAGACAAATAATAGTATTGCAATACCTTTATATTCATTAAAAAATAAGTATAATAAACTTAAAGATTATAATAAGATTATAATAAAAATGAATATATTTAAGATAAAAAATGAACCCAAGCAAAGCCAATTTAAAAAGAAAGAAATAAAAATAGATACATCTGATTCATCACTTTTTCCTGAATTATCCTCCTATAAAAATATAGAAAATCAAAATCAAAATCAAAATCAAATTTGCTTGGACTTTTTATCAGCATCGAATACGGTAAGTGAAAATAAGTCAGAAGAAGAGGAAGAGAAAATCATTTTAAAACCAGGATGGGTTTTATTAACAAAAAATAAAACAGATAACACAACGCAATGGAAAGTTTCGCCAGAGATTGAAGAATTTAAACTACAAATAGAAATAAATGAAAAAAAGGAAGCAATTTCAGACATGATTTCTACGTGGCAAAAATTTAAGAGAGAGTATGAAGAAATATACGGTGAAGAAGCATATATATACAATTATACGAAGAATAGTTTATCAGACGAGTACGATGAATACGAATATGAATAAGTTTAAACGTGTTAGAATAAATGTTATAAATTTATATGACAACGGACACAACCAAAAAATTAGATACAAACTGGATTGAAGAATTTGAAAAAATTGACAATCCCTATGAAATATTTTACAAAGAGGATGTTAGTTTTGTCTCTGTGCGATATATATATATTGATTCTAGTAACGAAATACAAAGTATAAAAGAAGAAGTCGTATTTTTAAAATCGCCCAATATATTATCTCGAGATGAATTAATAGGAATACTTAAACATCGCAGTTTTTTGAATACAACTCGCTATACTGTAATGTCAATTCTTAAATACAATATACACTTAGAGTCAAAAGATGTCCAATATTTTCTAGCAGCTGATCGCCCTATTTCTTATTTGTCTTTGATAAAGCATATCGATTCAATCCATTTTGAAAAAACAATTACTATGTTTCAAGATATGAATGAAATTATTATTATTTTCAATGAAAAAAGTGCATCTATAAATCAAAATCAAACCAAGCGGATTCTTTATTCAACCCACAAAAAAACATTACGAAAAATGACTTAAAGAAATTTACAAATATTATTACAAGATAATGGCAGCACTCGTAGAAGCTCTTGATACTCCGAAACAATATGGCGAAAATGGTCACTTGGAACATGGTTGGTCTTCAAATGTGAAAGAAGAATTACTTCAATTGAGTTTTCAATGTATTAGAACGAATGAATCTACTATTCAGAATCTTTCAAATCAATTGAATTCTATACTTGAGAAGATAATTCATCAACACAAAATGAAGCAACTTACATTTGGTGAATATCAAGAGCTTATGATTACAGCATATAAAATGATTGGCCATACAAGAGATATTATTGATGGAAAAGGAGAATACACGTTATCTTATATGCAAATTGTAGTATGGTATAAATTTTTTCCTGAATTGGCAAAGTTTGCATTGCAATGTTTTGTTCATCTCGATGTCGGGTTGCATCCTTATGGATCGTGGAAAGACATTAAATATTTTTGCAATTATTGCGTGCAAAATGGTCTTACAACAACGCATCCGCTGATTCAATATGCATTGGAATTAGTTAGTAATGAAATGAAAAAGAATGCGATAAGTCAAAGTCTTATTGCAAAGTGGATTCCTAGAGAAAAATCCACAAAATTTGGCTGGATATTCAGCGAACTTGCACAACTCCATTTTTCCCATTATTTGGAGAGTGCGAAGGATGCGGAGAAGAAGAATCGTGCAATTCTCAAGGCAAAAACAAAGTATCGAAAACTCGTTGCAAAGGCAAATATTGATTTAGATACAGTTCAAATCAAACAATGCGATAAACGCTGGGCGCAAATTGATCACACAAAAACAACATCAATTACTTTGGCAAAGCAAAAGAAAGCATTTCTAAATTTGACCAAAAAGGGCGAACAAAGAAGCGCAGAGGAAGACAGAATTCAGTGTGCAAAACATTTTTCAAAAATGATTGAAGAAGCAACGAGCAAAGACTCGACAAAAAATATCAAAGGCAAGCGTGTTGGTCTAAATAATTTTACAAAAGAAGCCATACAATTGCTAGACTCTGAATCTAAATCACAAATAGAAATTGATTTACTCAATTCACAGTGGCGAGACAATGCATCACAAACACAAACTCTTGGGGCTATGATTGCCATGGTTGATGTAAGCGGGTCCATGATGATTAATTGTAAGAGCGAACCATTTTATACTGCGATTGCACTTGGATGTCGTATTGCAGAAAAATCCGCCTTAGGCAGACGTGTTTTAACTTTTACAGAGAAACCGACTTGGCATAATTTAGACATGTGTGATACATTTACAAGTATGGTTGAATCAATTCGACGTGCAGATGCTGGATATTCAACTAATTTTTACAAAGCTCTCAACTTGGTTTTAGATGCAATTGTAGAAAAGAAAATGACAGCAGAAGAAGTAAGTGAAATAACTTTGGTTATTTTATCAGACATGCAAATGAATGAAGGCGATAAAGATTATGATTCAACTGTATATAAAAACATTGAAAAAATGTATGCTGAAACAGGCGAAAAGATTTGCGGATCACCTTATAAGCCGCCTCATATTCTTTTCTGGAATTTATGTTCTACTAATGGATTTCCTTGTCTATCTAATCAAAAAAATGCGAGTATGATGTCAGGATTCAGTCCGGCTTTACTAAATAATTTTTGTGAAACAGGATTGGAAGGATTGCAAAATGTTACTCCATGGGTCTCACTAAGAGAGAGCATGAATCAACCGAGATATCAGTATTTAGAGGATAAAATTAAAGAAAGCTTAGAGTTTTCTTAAATACCTGCATCTTTGCAAACAAACAATGAGGGGATATTCGAATGCGGGCACCGTTTTCTTTGATTGCTTGAAAATGAAAGCGCCGATGCTCGCAGTCTTCTTTAGCATCTTTATTGATTAATTTTCCTGCAAACATACTATTTTTTTGTATATATTGTTTTGGAAGATAATCCAAACTGAATTCTCCATTGTAAGAACAATTCAAAAACTTTTTTGTGCGATAAATGGCAAATCCATTAAATGCCGAAAAACAGGATATTAATTTATCTTTTGCTGTATTATTAATAATATTTGTAATATAATTTATATATATTGCATGTCCATTTTGAAAATGATTATACCCTACAAAAAAAGGATCTTTTGAAAATGCCCAAATATCATAATAACTACCAGGATGGTTGAATGATAACGCATCCCAATCATTTCTTTGCAAATAATGAAACAAAACACGCGGTTTTATATTACCCGAACACACCTCGTCACAATCCATCATAATAAAATATTCATAATCACTATATTTTTCTTTGATCATATTCAAACACACGTTCCTTCCTTTGGCAATATTGTAAGTTCTGAAAGAAGATAAGGGTTCATGATTCACGTAATACTGAAAACGATCTGGATATAATGATTTATATATTTTTAATTTACTAAGAGTATTATCGTTAGAATGATCATAATAAAGAATAATCTGATATGTTTCAAATAATGCTCCTACTATTTCCATATTTAAGAATATTTTATCCAAGTATGTTCCACAATTTTTCACAGTTCCACAAATACAGCATTTCATTATTATATAGCGGGTATAAATAATAATAATTTTATTTGTATTATTTATATGAGTAAAGAAGTCCGTGTAGAAGAATTAAGTGTAGAAGAATTAAGTGTAGAAGAATTAAGTGTAGAAGAATTAAATGTAGAAGAATCAAGTATAGAAGAAGAAGAATTGATTAAAACAGAATTATATCTAGAAGAAAATCTAGAAGAAAATCTAGAAGAAAATCTTGAAGAAAATGTTGAGCTAGAATTAAGTGAATTACCACAAGAAGAAAATGTTAAACTAGAATATATTGAAATGCAAAAAAATGAACAAGTAGATGTAAAAAATTATAATATTCCTAAAAACATTTTTTTAACTCATAAATCAATTGCCTATATTAATTCAAAACCAGAATTAAGGAAAAGTGTTCATAGTTGGGCAAAATATAAAAAAAATTATAAGATATTTTATTACGATAATGCAATGTGCGATTCATTTATTAAAAAAAATTTTTCAGAGGATGTATATAGAGCATACCAACGTTTGCCGCTGGCTGTTATGAAAGCAGATTTGTGGAGATATTGTGTAATATACATGTATGGCGGCATCTATACAGATGCGGATGCAGAATGTATGGTACATCCAGATATTTTTACATCGCCAAAAACATTATTAGTTTGCGGACCAGAGAATGAAATTCACCTTTGTCAGTGGTGTTTTGCAGCACCCAAACATTCACCTATTATTAAATCAATTATTGATCTATCTGTCAAAAAAATCTTGACTATTCCAAAAATAATAGGCGAACATATTGTTCATGATTTAACAGGACCGGGTTGTTTTACAGAGGGTATTGAAAAATATCTGAGAGAAAATAATAAAAAAATATTTGATAATAAATTACAGTATAACAGATATAGAAGCAATGTCATGTGTGTTTTCGATAGAATCATGTTCAATAAAGTAATACAACATCATTATGCTGGTTGTAAGGACGATGGATGGTTACAGGAACGTGATAGAAAACTAATGTAATTTTTCTTTACTCATGTAAGTAAAGAAAAATATAGCAAATAATTATTTTACGCATAAATTTTTCTTTCATTCCACAAAACATCGTAATGACTATTTTTTTGATATTTTCTCATTTCATCATAGTAATTAGAGTACATTTTTAGTACAATAATATTATTGAATGTTATATATTTATTATCATGATTTTCATGTTTCATATCCAAATTATTTTTTACAAACTGTGAAAAAAACTGCCCTAATAAACGTGGTCCAGTTGGATGTAATTCCGTGTTACCATAGTATTTCATTTTAATATTACGAATAACTTGACGAATCGCTTTTGATAATATTGGATTTCCAGGTTTGCAAACCATCAATGCATTATATATACCATAGTTATCTTGATCCAAAACAAAATGTTCTTTTTCTGTCAAATGAATCAGACGAAATCCATTGTGCGGAATATATTTAATATCCATATAAATTCCACCTTCTTTATATAATACACAATATCTCCACAAATCTGCTTTATACGCACCAGGAATTAATCTATCAAATGCTTGCACAACAATCTCTGGAAAATTATTTTCAATATATTTTCTACAATCATTATCATCAAATAATTGATGCTCAAATGCTGGATTTGAAGATTTTACAAATTCGACTGCTTTTTTCATGTCAGGTGGTAGATCTTTTGTGTGCCATGTTTGAAATATCTTCAAAGGAATAATACTATTATATACATGTTTAATAGGATATTTTTGTTGCAATCTTTTTTCTAGATTAATTGTCTGTGAAAAAGTATTATTTTTTCGATTTACTTGTGTAGATCTTAACAAAAAATTCATAATAATATATAATTTTATTATATAAAGTTATATTTTACTTAAAATTATTTATTATTAAAATTGAAAAAAAAAAATATATTGTTATTATTTTAAGCTAAATGATTTCGATTCCTATTGTCACAACGCGATTTAATAATGATACTTGGAGAGAAAACTGTATATACAAAGAAAAACTCAATATACAAGGCTGTCTTTATTGCTCACCACAGCAGTTGTCATCAAAAATACACCCAAATTCTCCCATATTTGTTGTGGAAATGAATAATTCCACTAACCAAATTCAGGGGATTGGTTTCATTTCCAACAAAGTTCAATTTGATAAATACTACAAAGTTTATGAAATTGGCAATTATAATCGCTATACATATACGAGCAAATATCGCTTAGATCGTGCAGATCTCTTAGAGAAATCGCCCAATCTGGTAACTATATTTGATTATATTCTATTTAAAGAAAAAACACATTTAAAACGCGGTGGTGGTATGACAAAAATTCCAGAAAAACTATTGCGACATCAAAAATGTTGTGAAATAGATATTGTCAAAGAATTAAAAGCCTTATTTTATCAGCATTTTCGTTGAATAAAAATTTTATTGGTTAAGATATTAAAAACTAATTGTATATAATACAAGCACAAAGAAGAGATGTCAAATGTCGATTTAAATGTAGATAATTATACTCCATCTGAATTATTAGCCATTTTGGATTTGTCCGTACCGGATGTTGGATCTGTAAAAAAAAAATCTGATATTCTAATTCATCGATTTCAAGCAGAAAATAATCCGGATATGGTTGCTTTTTTTCAAAATATCGAAGATAAATTAACAAAATATGCACGTGATTTAGAAGACGCGGAAGGAGATGCGCCACCAGTAGAATATGAGCCAGCGAAAAAACAAACAAACAATTGGATCAACAATGAATATTTGCGGCAATCGGATCAAGTACAAAATGAAAAAATTACAGAAAGAAAACAGAAAATTGACGTATATAATAATACTCATGTCCCGATGAAAAGAGAACAGCTAGGCGTAAATAATACGTATTCTGTTGAAGTGGCGCAAGATACATTGAATCCGAATTTAAAAAATATTACAACGCGCATTATTAATATAGATAGTCAGTATAGACAATCCAATTCTATTAATAATTTATCTACCGATTTTACATTGGATTTGAGCGAATCCATTTTGAATGTCGTTTCTTTACGATTATACTCTTATCAAATTCCTTATACATGGTATTCTTTTGATGTACAATACAATAATACTTGTTTCTGGATTACATTTGTTGATCAAGATGGAAATTCTATAGAATTACCTATTATCGTTGGAAATAAAATAGTCAGTCAGATAGGAATTCCTATTTCTATTGAACCTGGAAATTATACAGGAGCATCTTCTACTACAGAGGGAAGTCTTTGTTATGCAATTACCCAAGCGTTAATTCGTGCAGGATTTACAGCATCAAATACATCTGTTTCTATTAATTCTGTCAATTTCAAATTAACACTTTTTTTACATGGATTGACTTATACCAACCCGACAAATCAAGATACTTATATTGTAGGTAATTCTACTATTCTTACATTTTTTGATCCAACGGCAGTTTTAACTTGTTCAAATACTTGCGGCCAATCATTGGCAATTAATCAAACTATGGGTTGGCTAATGGGGTTTCGTGTTCCAGCAGAAACAGTAAATACAAACGGAAATACTGGAACGGCTGTTGTGGATTTATATGGACCCAAATATTTAATTTTAGTAATAGATGATTATAATCAAAATCATATCAATAGCGGTTTAATCGGAATTACTGAATATTCGAATGTATTAAAACTACCCAGTTATTATTCTCCAGATTTACCATATATATGCATCCCAGCATCACCAGCAGGGACAAATTTGGCGATTAATAGTCAAATTTTACAAAATGATCCAAACGCAGGAACACTTCTTATGGATAAATATAATGCAAGTTATGATAAAGTGCAACAGGTACTTCCGAGTGCGCCGCGGACACTTACACAAACCCAAATTTATACTATTAATGAAATTCTTAAAAATAATGGGAAAACCACTAATTATAAATTAACATCTCCCACTACTCCCGACACATTTGCACTTATACCTATAAAACATAATGGATTAAATACTGGGGAAACTATTGTAGAATTTGGTGGAACACTGCAAGAAAATAAGCGTGTTTATTTTGGACCGGTCAATATTGAAAGATTACATATACAATTATTAGATGATAAAGGAAATGTATTAAATTTAAATGGTGCTGATTGGAGTATTACACTTATTAGTGAAAATTTATACCAATATTAAAATCAAAAACAAAACCAAAAAACAAAACTTTATCTATATCTATACAAAGTATGTATATTGTAAATATCATTGGTGAATATGGACCTGTCATTTTATTTTTTTCAACATTCATTCTTCTTCGATTCAAACCAACTTGGCTATTTGTGTATATTTTTGGATTTGTATGCAATAGTCTTTTTAATTTACTTCTTAAAATTTTGTTCAGATATCCTAGACCCAATCAAGACCCTTCAATTTTTTATGCAAGAGAGAAACGAGGTCATATACAGTATGGTAATTATGGTATGCCATCAGGACACACACAAAGTGTAATTTTTTCTACTGCTTTTATATGGTTTGCAACTCATAATTACTGGCTAACATTTTTTTACACGTTGATTAGTTTTTTTACTATGTATCAGCGAATCGCTTATTTGTACCACGATACATTACAAGTATTTATTGGATTAATAATAGGATTATTTACAGCCTATGTATGTGCAATCTATACAAAAAAAATGATCCCCGGTGCAATACGTCCTAAACTTGATGATGACGCCTAGTTTTTTTTCCGCCACTTCTAACACGAAAGCCGCGTGTCCTATTGTCGGCAGTTAATACTTGAGGTCCATTTATAAGAAAATCTTGGGTTTTTTGAAAAGATGTATCAAATAAAGAAGTTGGCAAATTAGATTTACTTATTTTTGAAATAGCTGTACATACAGGCGTATATGCATTTGTTTGTGTTGGCGGAGCAGCAGCAATAGCAGGTTTATTTTCCATTGTATGAGCATAAGTAGTATCAATATTATTATCTTCATCTTCCGAGTCTGAATCATATCTTCTTCCAATTCCACTTCTAATACTAGAGGACGAAGAAGAAGAAGAGGAATAATCTAATGATGGGGCGAAAGAAAGAGATCGAGTACGAGAAATGGGTTGATTACGAGAAACTGATCTATTAGATATAAATGGTCGTTGAGTTGTTGGTCCATTTATCGCTGTTACAGAATCACTATCATCTGCTTCGCTTGAACTTGGAGTACGAATTGGTCTTCTAACCGACATTATTATAATATAGTTCGATTATTAATTGGTTCTATAAATGCAATAATATTTAAAATCAACCTTATATTCTCCCTTTATTATATGGGATCAGGTGTTTTGCCTACAACTATTCACAATAATACATTATATTTTTTATTTGGAAAAGAGAATAAATTTGCAGATACTCCAGGATGGAGTGATTTTGGAGGAGGAACAGAACAAGGCGAGTCTTTTTTAGAAACAGCATCAAGAGAAGCAAGTGAAGAATCGACTGGTTTTCTTGGATCAAAACAAGAGATTAAAAAACAACTTTTAAAAAAAGGCAGTTATTATATTGATATCCCAACTGCAAATGCAAATACAAATATAAAAGCAAAAAATATCTATCGAATGTATTTATTACCGATGCGTTATTCTGAAGAACTACCTCATTATTATAACAACAATCAAAAATTTTTACAAACTCATTTAGATGAAATGATTATTAAAAAATCTAAAATTTTTGAGAAAGCCGAAATTCAATGGATACCTTTTACACAATTATTACAAAAAAAATCAACATTTAGAAGTTATTTTCAAAATACTATAGAAATTTTAATAAAGCAACAACAACAAATTACTGAATTTATTCAAGGAACTTTAGATAAAAAAAAAAAATATAGTCCTACTATATACACAATGGGAAGTTCTATGTCATCTGCAAAAGGTACTCGTTCGAGAACACATCCAGGTCGTAAAAATTACACAACAAAAAAGGGGGATAAAGTGTTTCACAGAAAAGGTAAATATGTACGACGCTCGCGCAGACCTTATTATGGAGGAAAACGAACTATGCGAAGATATTAATAATCAAAATCAGTATTATGTTTTTTATTAAATTATATATTATATGTATAATTTATTATGTCAAATGAATTACACATTGATATTGCAGTGTTGTATCAAGAATTAACACCTATTGATGTTATTTTAAATAATTCCAATATAACCGAATTAGATGAAATACATATAGAGGAAGATATATTTAAAAGAATCTTTTATGCTCATGGTGAAACATTTGGCTTGGATCCTTCTCTAAAAAATTCAAAAGAATATTACCCATATATTACATTTCTAACACCTTATCGCAAAGTAAATAATAAATTATTCGTATTACTTGAGCAAATATTTAAAAATATAGAAAATGATTTAAATTTATCTCGTAATTGTTTCACAACAACATCTTGTGTAGAATTAACCAATGAAATTTTAAATATTAAAACATTATGTGATTTACGATGCTGTAGTGTGTTAAATTCATTAACCTGGGAAAATATTGAACAGTTGAACAAAAACTATAAATTATCCCATACAGATAATGAAAAAAATGATTTAATACTTGTTATTAGTGTTATTTTAAAAACGCCAACCGAAGGTGTTAAAAATACCATAATCAAATTTAAATATCGAATTAAATCAGTATAGGTTTTACAGTACAATATTACATATAAAATATACTATTATATGTAAATGGAAAATATAGATCTCAATATTGACAACTATCAGTATCAAGAATTATTGAGCATCTTTCAGGTTAGCGAAAATATAGAAGAAAATGACTATAATAAAATTAAAAAAAAACTTTATGAAATAAAGTCAAGCTTTTCGGAAGAAATATATAATTTTTATTGGAAAGCACATATTATCATTATGACTATTCAATATCTTATGAAGCAAAAAAAAGTAGATAATGCTTATAAAAACTCCAATATTCATTTTTATGTAGAAAAAATAAAATCTATCCCTCATTTCGAAGAAAGAGACATTGATGCGCTTGTTAATGTGATAAGTAATCAACAAATATCAGAAGAAAATGAAGAAGAAAAACAAAACAAAGTTCTTAACTCTAATACAAGTATTATAGATAAGCAATATTTGAATGAAAAGTATCAAAATGTAATATCTAGAGATCCTAGCCTTAATAATCGTAATAATACAAATACAATCACAGACACATTACCAAATGAGGTCGGTCCAGGTTTTTTAAATTCCATAAAACGTATAACACAATTGCAAAATTTGAACTTAAATAGCTGTTTTCGAACAAATTATTTCCAAAGCAATCCATGTGATTTTTTGTATTTGCTTCCGGTAGAAGTCAAAAATGTATTATCAATGCGCTTGGCTTCTATTGAAATTCCTAATGCTTGGTATCTCTTTTCTAATCTTCAAAAAAATAACAGGTGTAAAATAGATGTTACGAATAATGGTGTAAAAACGAGTTATGAAATTTGTATTGCCGACGGTAACTATGATAATGAATCTTTGCAGAATTATTTGAATACAACATATTTTTGCGACTCTCCGACAGAAACAGATTTGCAGTATTTGAAATTTACCATTGAATCCGCAAATTGTAAATCTTGTTTCTCTAAAATAGACGAAGCGCCAGATTCTATGACCTTTTCTCTCCTTTTTTTAGAAGACCTAAACCAAAATGTAATGACTACATTAGGATGGATCTTGGGATACAGACTTCCAAATTATCTAGCTATTCGAGAAAAAATACGGTCCGAGGGCCTTTTTGATGGAGGAGGCGACCGTTACATTTATGTTGCTATTAATGATTATCAATACAATAGTAATAGTTCTAATCTAGTTACCTTTGACAAAAATATTTTGAATGAAGATATTATTGCTAAAATTCCAATGATTAATGGAAAACTATGCTTAATTATAGATGAAAGCAATAATGCTCTCACAAAAACTAGAAAGTACAATGGACCAGTAAATATAGCGCGCTTAAATATAAAAATTTTGGACAAATTTGGAAATATAATTGATTTAAATTGTATGGATTACAGTTTAACGATTGAAATGGAGATTCTATATGAAAGTTTTAATTTTAAAAATGTTACTTATTAAGTACATTGCAATAGCACTTGTTCTTTTATTTTTTGAAAAGTCATATTTTCTTTTGCTAATAAATGTTGAATATATAGAATAGTTGAATCATTATAACTTTGATTTTTTTCTCGTTTTGGTTTCCCAAGAATAGTATCATATAATTCATATTCAGGTTTTAATTTAATCATAGCTGTTTTATAAACAATAGACGTAAATTCATTCGTTTTATATATTTGTTTTTCTAACTCGCTTAATTGAAAATGTTCATTCAACATCAGTTCAAATGCATAGATTATATTTTTGTATAATAAAAGATCTTCTAATTTATATAATTTGTAATAATAATCTAATTTTATTTTTATTCCATCCAAAAAAAATCGATTTTCGTATAATTGAGACCATTGTCTAGAAATAAGAGGTAAAATAATATTATTCATTATTTTTATTTTTAACTGTTTGATGTCTTGAGGTATATCTTTTTGCAATGAAATATTTTTGCCTAATAAATTATTTTTTTGTATTTTATCTTTACCACATAATGATTGTGTCATACTATATGTAAATACAATTTATTTTGTATTTTTATTGATTTCATTGATTGCATCTTTACGAGACCATCTATGAGAGCATAAACAAATATCAATAAATTTATTACATTGAATGCAAAATATTGGTTTTCTCCCATTCCCTTTTTCTCTTTTACGAATTGTAATATTAGTTAATTTTTCTTTGATCAGGTTTTCTTCTAATGGTTCTTCTAATGATTCGTTTAATGATTCTTGTAATGGTTCTTCTATATTTTTTACTGGAAATAAAGAAATATCGCAACTTTTACACCATCTATCTAAATCAAGTTTAGTTTGAAATACATTTGTTATTGTATTTTTAAAGTTATTTTGATAAATATGTAATATATTTTTTATTCCATTGCATACAAGAAGGTTATCATTATTCTTTTGACAAGAATCACATTCTTGGATATGATTCTGTATTTTTTCATAATAAATAAGATTATGCGTTTTATTATTTATTGATAAATGATTAGAAGTGTGTATTATATTTGCATTTTTAGAAAATGCATGAGTCAATGTAATAAAATCATCATAACTCAAAAACTTTATCTTATTAGAATTAGAATTTGATTTTAGTTGTTTTATTATTTCTATACCTTTTTTATTTTTCAAATAATTATGAAATGTAGTATCTTGATTATTTGAAAATACTCTTTTTCCGACGCATGGCATTATATTCTTATATTATATTTTTAATTATTACTCCATCCAGCAATGGTATCTTCGTCATTCTGAAAATCCATCATTTCGTCATCATTTTCTTCGTTGTCTTCGTCATTTAAACTCATAATCTGATGCAAAATAGAATTAACTAATTTATCGCTTTCATTATTATTTTTCTCCTTCAAATTAAAAAAACGCACACTTGGTTCTTTTTCTGGAGTTGATTTATCGTAGTAGTTCTTTTCATCTCGACTATAATGAGGCTTTTTTGGATTTTCAAAATATTCATCCTCGTCATCATCATCATCATTATCCTCTTCTTCTTCTTGTTTAAAAAATACATTTTCTTTATTCATATCTTCTTCCGTCATTTTTTTGGCTACTTTCATAGGTATTTCTGCTTCCTCCTTAACTTTCTTCTTATCTCCATTTGGTTTCTCCTCTTCATTACCTCCCATGTTATTATCATCATCCTTTTCTTTTCCTTCACTTTTGGCATTTTTTGGCCCCGCTACCTTTGCCATTGGGTCTTCTGAATTTAAATTTACGTAACCTGGGATTTTCACTGCATAACGAAAATTAACACCAACCGTTAAGTTTGAGGGTATATCCTGGTACAATGCTTTTAATACCAAACAAACCGAAGCTTCATCTATAGAATTTTGACTAGGAACTATGGTATTATTTGAAATGAGCATATCTTTAACTTCATACAAGGTTAAAGCTTTTAGGCAACCTTCAAATTGCACAAGCGATTTATATTTTAATGCAGCTTTTGTTGATGCTATAATACTATTACTAGATAATGCACTAGCAGGTATGCCTCGTTTTTCAGCCATTTTTTGTACAACAAAATCCAAAAGATTAAAAGGCATTAACACGCCATCACTATCTACCTGTTTTTTATTAGCAAAATTAAGATATTCATTAAAACCAGTAGTACGGCTAACATTGAAATGTCTGCTTGCATTAGCATAAAAAAGTGTTTTAAGTTGATTATATGAAATATTCATTGTTTCTAAATCAATTGAATAATCAGGATCGACTAGTTCGTTTGAATTAGTTAAAACTCCGATGAATAAAGGTTCCGCGAGAACTGAATCAACTGGGGTTGGCATTTATAAAATAATTTATTATTTTATTTTTTCCAGAAAAAATAATTTAAGAAAGTAATACACGCCTACTATTAATTAATCTATATAAATAACAAATGACCGTGATTATGATTTTATATATTATATATAAAATTTGATATAATATATCAAATTTTATATATAATTTTTTTAAAATGTAAATTAAAATATTTGTATAACATATATGAACAATTCAAATGCCGCGATTAATAATATTTTAAATAACTACAAGGTTGATGTTTATGAAATTAAAAATACCAAAAAAACAACATTTATCGATTTACGTATAAAAAAAATTTTTGTTATAAATCTCGCAGATAATATCATTCGAAGAAATTATATTCTTATGATAATGAAAAAATATAATATCAATTTTTCATTAGTTGTAGTAAATCGAATTAGTCAAAAAGTCCATTCAATGGTTAAAAATGAAAAAATTACAAAGGAAGAATTAGGTTGCACACTAAGTCATATGTGGTGTTTGAGAGAAATTATAAAAAATAATTATGAGAATGCTATTATTTTTGAAGATGATATAATATTTCACAAAAATTTTACAGAAATGTTTTTTGAGGTATTTCAACGTGATTACGATTTTTTACTTTTAGGAGCATGCGATTTTAGTTTTCAATCTTTACACAAAAATTTGGTGTTAAATACTATTACTAATAATTATGATGATTTGCATATTGAAAAGAAAGAAAAAGAGAAAGAAAAAGAAAAAGAAAAAGAAAAAGAAAAAGAAAAAGAAAAAGAACAAGAACTTGAAGAACAAGAACTTGAAGAAGAACAAAAAATAGAAGAATTTGAAGCACTAGAACAAGATCAAGAATTTGAAGCACTAGAACAAGATCAAGAATTTGAAGAACTAGAACAAGATCAAGAATTTGAAGCCCTAAAAGAACTACAATTAGAAGGAGGAGAAGAAGAACCAAATACTACAGAAATAGATTTAGTAATGCAAATTAAAAAAAATATGTATAGACCTCATGAAAATGCTATAAAGGTATATGGAGCGCATGCTAATTATTATTCTTTAGAAGGTGCAAAAGTAATGTTTGAAAGTAAAAGCAATAATGTATCATTTTTTGATAAATCATATTTATTGATGTTTGATACATTTGAAAATACATCTTTTATATGCTGGCCTAATCTTATAGTAAGTGATATAAGTACCTCTAATCTGAATCATTCTTATCCATTTTTTAGTAAATCAGAAGATTTATATTATAAAAGTTGTTTCGATAATTTTCATTTTACCGATTATAATTTTATTTATTTAGATATTATTTTAAAACATAAGAGTGTAAATATTCGCAAAGATGATACTTATGAAAGTTTTATTACTCGTTTAATTAACTATCAATTTTCAAGTATAAAAGAGAGAGAAATAATAAAATACAGACACGTACTCGATTTTTTTACAATACGCGATTTGGAAAAAATAAAATATCAGCTTTGAAATACCTTTTTTCCTTACTTAACAAAAAATAAAGCCATATAACTCAAAGATAAACAATTCCAAAAACCCGTTCTAAGAAATGAATAGGAGAAAAATCACTGTTTATTGAGTTATTTTCATATAAATTATTTAATAAATAAGAATTAGATGATTTTTTTTTTATGAATTGTAATACAGCATCAAAAATACTGTTGTCCGCGTAAAAAATAGTCCCGGCAACAAATTTTTTCTTTAAATCCATATAAGAACTATTATTAATAAGTGAAATTTTTACCCAAGGATCATTTTTAAGCTCAGCATAATGATGAGGGTGACCAATGCAATTACAATCATCTTGTTTATACTCTAATAATTGTTGTATTGGTACAGATAATAAAAAATCAGTAAGTTCATTAAATAAATGAACAATACTTTTTGTGTGAAGTTTAATGATATGTTTAAATTTATATGTACTTGCAATATGATTATACAGTAACATAGTAGGAGTAATATCTGTTCCCATTTCATTAGAGATATAAATGCAATAATTCGTAAAATTATCCTTGATAAATAGTTTCAATGATTTACTTATTTTATAAGAATTAAAACAGATTGCAATATTAAACTCCTGTATTTTTTTATATTTAATGACTTTTTCAAGCAAGGTTTTCCCGACTGTTTCGTTTCCAATAAATACTAATAATAACACATCATTTTTATCATTCAAGTTAGAATATACTCTTTTAATAAGATTTTTTGATAATTCATCAAAATTTTTTTGATAAAGATGTTGTTCTACAAAATTTGAAGCTTTATATAGTATTGAATTATGTTCTATAATTATATCATTCATAAAATTATATATTTTAATATCGGGATAAATATTTTTTACTTGTTTTGGATGATACACATATCCATTCAAACAAATATTTTTGATATAATGTAAAATATCGCTATCATTTTTCATATGTAATTTATTTACATTATTGCAAAAATATAAATCAACATCAAAAGCATTTTCTATTTTAGATGTTTTATCAAAATCTAGTGGTAAATTTTTGAAAGCAATATATTTTTTTATATCGTTATTAAATTTGTATGGTTTAAAATCAAAGGTAGCATTCATTAATTTTTTCCAAGATGGATTAGATACCCAAAATTTATGTCCACCAAAACTATTTGTATTGCAAATTGATTCTGAAGAAAACATAAAAGCATCATTCCAATCTGCAACTGTTCCTATTTTCAATTCTTGCATATTTTTTGAAAAATAAATATCTTCGGGTGGAAAAGTAAGATTTATATTTTTCATATATTCAATCGTAGATGAATTAAACTGTGTGGATTCAACCGATATTGTTTCAATAATTTTTTTCATAATAGTTTTTGATCGAATCGAAAATCCTCCATTACCCACATTATTTGGTGTATCATTTTGTGACTTTGGAAATGGAGCACCAATAAAATCGAATTCTAAAAATTCCTTTATAAAATTATTAAAAATAATAGAATCTTCTTGATAAATTAATATTTTTTCTCCTTTTAATAAATTCCAAAAATCGGTCGTAGTTAAAAACTTGCTATATTCTGATTGATTTAAATTAGAATACGGTGTTTCAATAACACGAATATTTGAAGAAATTTTATTGCATAATTCTAACATATAATGATAGTTTTCTGTTCCACATACTACACTATAAGACCATTTGTTTCCTAATTTTAGGATTGTATTTCTAATTAAAAATTCAACATGAGGAAACTTGCGATACTCTATTAACACCGCTTCACAGTTTAAATCTTGCTTTATTCTAGGTATATCTATAAGACGAATAAAATCAATATACTTAAAACATAAATATCGAAAATATATGTGATGATTACTAGATAGTCTCTCTTTTGTCGTATTATAATCTGTTAAAAAATTATTCAATATAGTTGTTTGGTATATATTTTTTATTTTCATATTATAATATATTATTCGAGTCTATAAAAAAATTAATGTTTAACTTTAATTGGGAATTTTACATAAATAAATATCCAGATCTTGTAAATTTTCATATTATAAATGAAAAAATGGCTCTTAAGCATTGGATCGAATGTGGAAAAAAAGAAGAAAGAATTTATTGTGATATTCCAATTTATTTTAATTGGAAAACATATATAAAACAAAATCGCGACTTATTTAGTTCAGGCATTCATAATGAAGATAATGCTTGGAAACATTATATATATCACGGATTTGAAGAAGGTAGATATTCCTCTATTGAAAAGTTTATGAAAGTCTATAAAATATAATAGATTATACGCTTAAAAATTAGAACATGTTATATACATGTCCAATTTTCCTAGAATTATATTTATTGATCATACCCCGATTATAGATTTAAATCATCACGATATTAAAAATAGAGCAATTGGAGCTTCTGAATATCAATTTTATAATTTAATTGATACCTTTTCTAAAGTAAATATTTCAATTATTTGTTTTAATAAAATTCAGAATGATAAAGTTATTGATAATGTTCATTATAAACCGATTACTACAATTAATGTTGAATCTTTTTTACCAACCGATAAAATAATTATACAAAGATATTGCTCTTTAATACCATTGTCTATTAAAAATGAAATATTTGTTTGGTTTCATGATCAGGTCTGTAATGATGTAATTGCTTTTTCGCCATCTCAAAAAATAAATGACGCATTAGAAATTATACACCATAAAAAAAATATTCATTTTATTTTTAATAGCTACAGTGCAAAAAAAATGTATCTTGATTTTTTTTGCAACTCCGGATTTCATTTTGAAAAAAATAGATATACCGTTATTTATAACATTTTATATGAAGATGATTTTATAGACTCAGTAAAAGGCTCATTCACTATTGATAAAAATAGAATTGTCTTTGGATCTGCATGGTGTAAGGGAATAGATACCATTATAACTCTATTTCGATGGCTTATTAAAAAAAAACCAGATATAAAACTGATTCTATTATCTCCTGGTTATGATTATGATAACTATAAGCAACTTCAAATAAATTTAAAAAATGAATTTAAAGACAAAATCCTAATTCTTGGACCGTTAGATAAAAAAAGTTATTGTAAAATTATCAGATCATCATTATGTGTTTTATCAACGTCCTTTTTTGAAACATTTGGCTGTATTTTCGCAGAAAGTTATTATTTACAAACACCTGTAATTGCGGACATTCGTTCAGGCGCTGTAAAAGAGATTATCGATAATAATTATATTATTGATTATTTAAACCCGCCGACTGTTTTAGAAAAAATAAATGAATTACAAGAAAAAAGAAATAAACTTGTTATTCGTTTAAATAATAAATTCTTATTACATGAAAATCTTCTTTTATGGAAAAAACTATTATTTTTTCAATAATAAAAAATTAATTTAATAATTAATTTATTTTACGTATAATTTATTTTCCTAATTAATATTATAATGAAAATTTTAGTATATGGTTCAAATGGTTGGATTGGTAATCAATTTGTATCTATTTTACAAAAATCGAATGTTGATTATTGTTGCGGAAAATCGCGTGTAGATGATCAAGACAGTTTAGAGAAAGAAATAGATGCAATTTCTCCAAGTCACGTAATATCATTTATTGGTAGAACACACGGTAAAATAGGTGAAAAAGTTTTTACAACTATTGATTACTTAGAAGAAGATGGCAAATTAGTTGAAAATATTCGCGATAACTTATTCTCTCCTATTTTGCTAGCAAGTTTGTGCTTGAATCGAAAAATTCATTATACTTATTTAGGAACAGGATGCATTTTTAAATTTGATGAAGATCATCCTTTTGGTAAAGAGGAAAATGGATTTAATGAAAACTCTTTACCCAATTTTTACGGTTCATCTTATTCCGTAGTAAAAGGTTTCACTGATCAATTAATGAGATTGTATAAAAATAGTACTCTCAATTTACGTATTCGAATGCCAATTACGGGAGAGAAAAATACAAGAAATTTTATTACTAAAATTGTTACATATAACAAAGTCTGTTCCGTTCCAAATTCTATGACGGTTTTACCCGAACTATTGCCATATGTATTGGATATGATGAAAAATCAAGTAACTGGAACTATGAATTTAACAAATCCTGGTTTAATTTCACATAATGAAATCTTGGAAATGTATAAAGAAATAGTAGATCCATTATTTACTTGGAAAAATTTTAGCATGGAAGAACAGAGAAAAATATTGGCAGCAGATAGATCAAATAATTTTTTAGATACAACACGTTTGGAAAAATTATATCCGCAAATGCAGTCTATAAAGGATGCAATCCGTAAAAGTCTAGAAGACTATAGAGCAAAGTTAGATCTAGAACCTAAAATTAAAAATCTTCTTATTACCGGAGGTTATGGTTTTATTGGAAGTAATTTTATCAATTATTATTTTCATAAAAACAAGTGTAATAAATTGGTTAATTTAGATGCCATGTATTATTGCGCATCTGAATCTAATGTATGTGAAAGTATAAGAAATGATAAAAATTATGTGTTTATTCAAGGCAATTTGTGTGATATGGATTTAATGGACAAAATTTTAAAGGATCATAATATTACGCATGTTATTCATTTTGCAGCACAGAGTCATGTACAAAATTCTTTTGAAGACTCGATTAAATTTACTAGTGATAATGTTATGGGAACACATACTTTATTGGAATCATGTCGCAGATATAAAAAAATTCAGAAATTTATCCATGTTTCTACCGATGAGGTTTATGGAGAATCCATGAATAATGTTGATGAAACCCACAAAACAGAACACTCTATTTTATGTCCTACCAATCCTTATGCAGCGACAAAGGCCGGTGCTGAATTGATTGCACAGTCATATAATCACTCTTATAAAATGCCAATTATTATTACTCGAGGAAACAATGTTTATGGTAGAGGTCAATATCCCGAAAAACTAATTCCCAAGTTTATTAAACTTTTAACTGAAAACAAAAAAGTTACTATACAAGGCAATGGTTCTTCTGTTCGCGCATTTTTACATGCGTATGATACAGCAAAAGCATTTGAGGCAATTTTAGAGAACGGAGAAATTGGAGAAATTTATAATATTGGTTGCGATGAGGGAATGGAATTTTCCGTTATGGATGTAGCAAAAATTTTGATCAAGATGATTAAAAAAACGGATGATATCGATGAATGGATTGAATATGTAGAGGATCGGCCTTATAATGATATGCGTTATTACATTAGCAATCAAAAAGTAAAAGACCTTGGGTGGAATATTGAAGTGGATTTGATGACTGGCTTGAATGATCTGGTAAATCAAAAATATAAAATTAATTTGTTGAATTTGAGACTTGCCGAAAACTATGAAAATAAAAAAGATTTTTTTGGCGATTGGATTAATAATATACCAGATTTAAAGAGACAGTTTTTGAATGCGGAACCTTTTGAACATATTATTATTCCCAATTTTTTGAATGAAAAATATGCTGAAGAATTATTTAACGCGTTTCCAGAAGATGTAGAATCCGGTAAATGGTATAAATATGACAATCCTTTGGAGAAAAAATATGCTCGCGATGACATTGAAAACTTCCCTATTTGTTTGAAGCAATTTTTTTATCTACTCTCTACTGATACAATTACCAAAGCATTTTCTGGTATATCGAATATTGATGATTTGGAAAAGGATCCTTATTTGCATGGCGCTGGTTTGCACGCGCATCCTAAAGATGGAATATTACATATGCATTTGGATTATGAAAAACATCCATATTTAGATAAAGAACGTCGTTTGAACATGATTTTGTATATGAGTAAAGATTGGAAGGAAGAATGGAATGGTGAAACTCAATTATGGGATAAAAATATGGAAAATTGTATTGTAAAATCGTTAGTCAAATTTAATACTGCAATCATCTTTAAAACAAATGAAATATCGTGGCATGGACTGCCTGAGAAAATATCTTGTCCCGAAGGTATATTACGCAAATCTATTGCTTATTATTACGTATCTCCAATTATTACTAAACCATCTATTGATAAAGTTGGAAATGATGGTAGCGGTTACAGAAAAAAAGCAGCATATAAAAAAAGACCACAAGATCCAGAATGTGAAAAATTAAAGAAATTATATCAGATTAGACCCTATCGATTAATCACTCAACAAGACTTAATTGATATAAATATTAAGTAAAACCAATATTTTAATTTTATAAAAATAATTAGTTATCATTTTTATAAAAATTAAATCATTTTACAAAAAAAAAATGTATTTGTATTATAACATGAATGAACTACCTAAAGATTTTAACTATGAAACGTATATATTATTGAATTATGATTTACATGGACTAAATGAGAGAGATGCAATTTCTCATTTTTTGGAAAACTATAAATTAGAAAATCGACTGTATAAAATTATTTTGCCAGATGATTTTGATGTGGAAACATATATTTTATTAAATCAGGATTTACTACATTTAACTATTGATAAAGCAAAACTTCATTATTTTATGCATGGCATGAAAGAAAATCGAATATATAAAATCATCGTGCCACATGATTTTGACGCGGAAACGTATATTTTATTAAATCCGGATTTACTGGATGTAAATGTAACTATTGATAAAGCAAAACTTCATTATTTTATGCATGGCATGAAAGAAAATCGACTATATAAAATCATCGTGCCACATAATTTTGATTGGAAATACTATATTAACGATAATTTATATTTACTATTATCTGGTGTAGATAATGAAGAAAAAACTATTCAATATTATTTGAAAAATATCACAATCAATGATTATAAAAAATATAATAATAATACAGATATATGTCCTTATTTTGATATAAATCAGAATTTATTTGATATAATGGTTAAAAATTCCACAAGTATTTATGATGATATTAATGTTTCATTAAAAAATTGTGAAACAAATAATTTTTTAGAAACAAACTTATATACAAGAAACTCGATATTAAAGTATAATGAAGTCATACATCATAAAATGAATAAATTTCAAAAAAAAATAGAATCAATAACAGATTTTAATTCTTTTATACTTATTATAGATTTTCCATCATATTATGAAGGAGGAACTGCTTTTTTTTTGGATTTAATTGTTGCCAAATATAAGACTAAAAAAACATTTTTTATATGTCGAAAATTTAATGAATTTATAAAATTTTCAGTAAATGACGAATATATTTTAACAAAAGATTATACGGAATATGAAGCATTTGAATTTTTACAAAATAATATTGATAAATTTGATAAAGTTTTTATAAATCATCTGGCAGAGCATTCTTCTGATTTTATTGAAAATATTTTAAATTTGAATAAAGATAACACCATTATAACACATGACCATTTATGCATAACAAACTCATATCAGAACTTTTATCACAATTTAGTTAATAAAATAAACTTAAATATACAATCAAACTATAATTTGCAAAATATTAATAATGTAATTACGCAAAATAAAGCAAATGTTCATACTTTTTCAAAATTTTATGAAAAAAAAAATTTAATAATTAGTGAATTACCAGATTTTAAGAGAAGTGGCGAAACAATTTATACATCAAATGATAAAATTATTATTGGAGTAATTGGCGCAATAAGTATAGAAAAAGGATCAGAGCTTTTAAAATTAATAAAAAATGCATTCAAAGATTCTACTGAATTTGAAATAATTTTATTTGGTAAATCTCATTTAGACTATATTGAACAAAATTCATACTCGGATATTCATGAATTAAATAAATTATTAATAAAATTTAAACCAAATATACTAATTGAGACATCATTGTGGCCAGAAACGTATAGTTATACCTTAACGTTAGCAATGCTAACACAATTACCTATTTTATCTATTAAAAAGAATTTTTCATCAGTAATTGAAGATCGATTAATGTCATATAAAAAAAAATATTATTTTTCATCTTTGAATGAATTGATTTATTTAGTAAGAAATATGAAACAAAATTATTTTTGCACTATTGAACCTATCATATATTATAATGATTTTTGGGACAATTATTTTCTTAAGTAATAACATAATGAATAATAATGTTATTACTAATTTTTTTGATAAATTTGAAGTTTCAAACAAAGAAATTGCAAAAAATGTAGTATATATATCATCAAAAATTTATGTGTCGAATGTTCCGTTTAATTACATAAATACACGTTCGATATTTACACCAGATGAAAGATTTGAACAAACAGTTAAAACAATTGAATCTATTAGAAAATATATTCCAAATAGTTATATCATATTATTTGATAACTCAAAATTTATAGATCAAAAATTACCATTATTAAGCAACATGGTAGATTTATTTATAAATATTACAGACGATGAATTAATTAATTATTATACAGATGAAAATGTTACAAAATGGAAAAGTGTGATTGTTCAAATGCAAACTACATTAAATTATTTGAAAACGAATATGATAGATTTAAAAATCAACCAATTCTTTAATATATCAGGTAGATATACTATAAATGAAACATTTAATTATGATTATTATGATAATGAAGATAATATATTTAAAAAAAATAATAGTGTAAGCGATAGATTGTATTATTATACATCATTCTTTAAAATAAGTTCAAGTAAATTTGCAAAGTTTTGTGAGATAATACAAGAATTATATAATGATATGTCAATAGGAGATCAATATGGTAATACAGATTTGGAAGTTTTATTACCGCTAAGATTAAATTTTGATTTTTTAAGATCTGAAAACTTGGGTATCACGCAAAATATTGCAGTTTGGCATCAAACCGATATGATATAAATCTATGATTGTTACTTGTTTTCTTTATTATTCAATGAAGATAAAGAAAACAAAATTTTATTAAAATAATACAACACTTTTATTTTTTTCACACTTGAAATAATTTTCAATTGCTCTTGAAAATGAACTAATTCCACATCCGATGAACTCTTCACTATCAAATGCTATTAATAGTTCTATTATAGCAATCAATTCTCTATTATCTAAATAATAACTATCTACAACTATGTTTTTTTTATCACAGATTAAATTATTTTTTTCTAATAAATTTTTATAATATTCGTAATTAATTTTATTATCATATTTAAACATACCAGAACAAATATACATTTTCTGATTAATATTATTGATTTTATCATTATAAAAAGAAAGTAATTTTTCATTATAATCATTTAAACTTAAATTATAACAATGTGAAAAATGTTTTAATGCGTCATCTTCTATTCTTAAATGTATAGTTGTGTAATTATTGAGACCAAGATTATATTTTATCATATCCTTTATTTCATAAAAGTTTTCCCTAAATTTTAATTTACACATAAGTAAATAATATAGATTATTATAGTCGTGCCAAGAATAATCAAATGATTGTAATATACACAATGACACAATATTTCCCAAATATATTATATTTTTATCTGAATTAGATTCAATATACTGATTAATAAAACTCATTTGTGCTATTATTTCATAATTTATATCATTTAATTTAAAAGAATCAATATTATTTATTATATCATCGTCGATTTTTTTTAATAATTTACAATTTGTTATATTTTTAGATTCCAAAAACTCATTAATTTTATCAATATCTAATATTTCGTTAATATCGCATAAATCGTTATTATATAAATTAATTTGAAATTTGTTAATATAAATATTTCTGCTATACTTAATTCCTAATAAAATACCTTTAACAATAGTTTGCAGTTGATTGCATAAACCAATTCTAGGTGATACAATAAACATTATATTAATAATACTATATAATTAATTTTGTAATAATCTTTTATTTTGTTAAAAATAGATAATATTCGCATGATTTATATCATTAAACACTTAACAGAAGAGACCTGATAGGCTTTCAACTAAATATATAAGGATGTAAAAGTGATGAATATTTGTAAATAGATTCGTACATTCTATCTTTCCACCAAGGATCGGATAACCAAAATTGATGCCCGCCAAAACTATCTTTGTTATAAATAATCTCTGATGAAAATTGAGAAGCTGTATCCCAATCTGCAATTGTTCCAATTTGAAAATGTTGCATATATTTTGAAAAAAATATATCTTCTGGGATGCTTTCATCTGTATCAATATTTTCTTCTTCTAGTGCATCAATTACGTCTATCATACTTTGTCTTGTGCGCAAACTTAGCCCGCCATTTCCAACATTTATGTTCAAAAAATTTCTGTACCACGGCGCACCAATATAATCATATTCTAAAAATTCATTAATTTTATTAGAAAAAATAAAACTATCTTCTTGATATAGTAAAATTTTATCCCCCTTCATATAATTCCAAAAGTTTTTTGTTTTTAATAACTCGCTGTATTCCTGAACAGACTCAATATTTTTTTGTAGTTTTATTATCGTTATATTTTTTGATATTTTCTTACAGAGAGAAATCATAAATTTATAATTAACGCTTCCACAAATAACAGTAAAAGACCAACTTGATCCTAATTTCATTATCGCATTTCGTATCAAAAATTCAGAATGTGCGAATTCACGAAATTCTATAAAAACAGCTTCCTTTGATTTATATAGTTCTATTTTTGGCAATGTACAGCAATTTCTCATATAATTTAAATATTTAAAGCAAAAATAACGAAACTCAACTTTAGGATCAGCATAAATACTATTTTTATCTGAAATATTATATTCGATCATAAAATTTTCTATTCCCCTTTCATATAAGTGTTTTAATTCTAATGTTTTTTTCATAACATTTTTATGAAATGTAATATCTTTTTTGATAATAGGGTTAGACTCTGGAATATTTTCTTCTTCTTCTTCTTCTTCTTCTTCTTCTGTCTCCATATTTTCTTTTGTATCATTTATTATAATAGTATCAATTTCATTATTTTCTATTTTGCAATTTGAATTCAGTATTTCAATTTTCATAATTTTATCATTTTTTTTGCTAATTTCTAGTATATCAACAAAAGTTCTTCCTTCTGCTTTTCCTTGAAAAAACCAATGTTGAAACGCATCTTCTTTATTTGTTATTTCTCCTATATCATCATAGTTTGAAATATATGTTTGCCAATCAAAATGATTATATTCTTGATAAAAACTATTCTCATATTGCAAGTAATGATGCATTGGTATTATATTACTATATTCTTCTTTTGTTTTTTGGATTTTTTCGATTGAAAAATAAGTACGTGATTCCATTTTACCATTATTTATCCAGTGGTGCCATGCGCCTGCTTTCGTTGTTATTTTTCTTAGATCGTTATATTTTTGAATATATTTTTCCCAATCAAAATGAATATATTCATGATCATTTGATACATCCAAAGGAACTTCTGCGTCCCTTATTGTTTCAAGTTTCAAAAAAGTTCGACCTTCATATTTTCCATTTTTGATCCAATGTTTCCATGCTTCCATTTTTTTTGTGAAATGAGACAAATCAGCATAATTATTTACATATGTCTGCCAATTAAAATTTTGATAATCTTTTTTTGAATTCTTTTTATTATGAGATGATTCTATTTTTTTTTCTTCATATTCTGGTTCTGATTCATATTCTGGTTCTGGTTCTGGTTTTTTTTCTGGTTTTTTTTCTTCTTCTTCGTATTCTTCTTCCTCGTATTCTTCTTCCTCGTATTCTTCTTGCTCGTATTCTTCTTCCTCGTATTCATCTTCTAAATTTGATTCGATGACTACATTATTTTTATTTTCTAAAGAGCAAAATGTTCGTCCTTCATTTTTTCCATATTTTATCCAATGATTCCATCCTTCTTCTTTGGTTTTTATATCAACTTGTAAATCCGGATTTGAAGATAAATATTCTTCTATATTAAAAAGCATATATTCTGGATTAGTATCGTGTGGATTTATATGAAAAATTGTCTCAGGTTCCTTCAATTCATAGTACTTTAAATTAATTTTTTTACCATATCGAGTCCAATGATACCAGGCTATATCTCTATTTTTAATATCTATTTCTAAATCTTCAATAATTTTTTCTTTGTGTGCATTATAATAACATTCCCAATCAAACATTAGAATTTCTGAATTATTCTTTGACATTCTATATGTATATTTATAGATATTAATTTCCATATAAAAGTTAATAACTATTTTAAAATATTTGCCGGTTCAAACTTTAACTCCAACCCATTCATTAAATACAAAAATATCATCATACCATCTACTTTTTTTTTGAGGATAATATATTTTATCAGAATAAAATGCTAAAAATCCAATCAACCAAGAGAATGTGCCACCCGATAAAATTATATTTCTGCAAGTAGATGCAAACATAATGGTCGATACTTCACAAAAATCAATAATTTGCAAGTTATATTTATCAATCAATGATTTACATATATCATCATAAATAGAATCACTCGAAATATATCCTATTTCAAAGTCAGTAGAAGATAATATTTTATCATAATATAAAAAAGTATTCTGTTTATCATTCTCATTTTTTACATCACCCAGGCGAATATGTAAAAATATATCTCTATTATTATTATATCTGTCTTTGAATATATTTTTTTTAATAATAGATTCTTTAAATACTTTATTAAACTGTTCTCTTATAAAAAAGCAAAACTCTTTGGTCTGACAGAAAAAATTATTAATATCAATCACTATATTTTTTTCCAATATTTCCCCACTTTGTATAAGAGGATAAAATGCATTATCTGACAAATATATTTCTTTATCATAAGTTTTCTCCCCTATAAAAAAGCATATACCAAGCTCTTTGAATTTTTTATAATATTTATAAGAAATTTTTGCATTATTTTTTAGAGCAATAAAATGATATGCCATATTGATAAAAAATAAATTTCCAAAACGCGCACGATGAATACATGTATTATTTATTCTACTCAATGGTCTATTTTCAGAAATTCCATGTTTTCTCCAATGGTCCCAGGCTTCATTTCTAGTCATATTTATTAAATCATCATTAATAGTAATATAGCTAATCCAATCAAATTTTTCAAATGTATATTTTTCTCTTGTTGGAAGTTTGAAAAGATATCGCCCTTCTTTTTTTCCTATTTTATTCCAATGTTGCCATGCAGTATATTTATCACATATATCTTTTTTAGAAAGATCATTGTAATAATTGATATAATAATTCCAGTCAAAATTTTCATATTCATCTTCTAAAATTAAATTATTATTTTGTTTCATAGCTCTTATTTCTTTTATAAATATAAATATAATTTTATTTAATTCTATATATAATTAAAGTATGAATACAAAAATTATTTTATATGGAACAATGCAAAACTGTGGTAAGCATTTTTTATCTATTGTTTCTAATATAGAGTTATTATCTTTTTATTTTTCTTCTATTTATGTTATTATATTAGAAGATGGATCTATAGATAATACGCGAAATCTTTTACGAGATTGGAACGAGAAAAAACATAAACATATTATTAAACATTCAATTTCATTAGATGTGGAAAAGAAATTTATTTCTCATTCAGATAAATTAGTGCAATGTAGAAATATATTATTAAATTATATATTTGATAAAAATTTAGACGAGTCTTATACACACGCTATACATTGTAATTTTAATACATTTTGGTGTGTAGATTTTGATGGAATTTGTAATATATTTGAGCATGATATAAATACTTGGGATGCAATGTTTTGTGTAAATAAAAATAAAACATATTATGATTATAGGTCATTAATTTGTGAAAAAAATATATTTGATAAAGATGTAATTATTTGTTCTACAAATGAGAAAAAAAGAAATAAAAAAATAATGGAATTTCTGAATGTATTGAATAGTTCCAATAATCTTATCTCGGTTCAGTCAGCTTATAATGGTTTCGCGATATACAAATTAGAAAAAATTAAACTATGTCATTATTTGAATACAGCGCCATGTAATACATGTCATGATGAAAATAAATATTGTTTAAAAGATAATTCTCACGTTCATTTTCATAAATCAATAAATTCTGCTAACATGTTTATAAATACAAAATTAGTTATTGAACATTTTCCGGGTGGAGAAACATATGATGCATTTATTCAATCCATGGAAAATTCAATTCCAAATATAGAAAAAGATGTATTGCTATATTTATTAATAAATGAATTTATTGATACAACAGGATTGTGGTTAGAATTTGGTACTGGTAGTGGTATTTCTACAAACCAAATATCGCATTATTATCAAAATACTCTATATTCTTTTGATAGTTTTACACCAAATCCATATAATAGATTCAAAAATGCCAAACAAATTGCAATGCCATCTCATTTAAATAATAATATTGAGATTATAACAGGATGGTTTTTGGATACTATTCCCGATTTTACAAATAAATATTTATCAGAAAAAGAAAAAGAAAATTACATTTCATTTTTACACATAGATTGTGATAGTTATCAATCTACTTGCCAAGTATTAAACGAACTATGCAAATATATAAAAGATGGTTGCATGATTGTATTTGGTAAATTATTAAATTTTTCAAATTTTCATCTCCATCAATTAAAATCATTTTATGAATTTGTCCAAAAATATAAAATTAAATTTAAATGGATTGGAATGAATAGTACATTTTCAAAAAGCAATGATGATTTTTTAAAAACATTTCCGAACACACGTGATGAAGCCGTAGCAATTAAAATAATTCATAACCCATTTTTTAATATATCTTCTAATATTATCCAGATGATAAAAGAAGAAGAAACAGAGGAAGACACCATGAAAGAAGAAGAAGAAGAAGAAGACGAAAATTTTGATTGGGAAAAATATGTTATATATTATTCAGATTTATCGCATATAAAAAATAAATATGAAGCTTGGACACATTGGAAACGTCATGGAGAAAATGAAAATAGAATTTATTTTGCTAAAAATGATAACAGTGAAAAGTTTTTTGATTGGGAAAAATATATTGCAAATAATAATGATCTTTCTCACTTTACAAATAAACAAGATGCTTGGGAGCATTGGTTGCAAAATGGTAAGGATGAAGGCCGAAAATATTTTTCTATAAATGAGATTATTTTTCCGTATGAAAATATACAATTTATTCAGGAAGAAGAACTAAAAAATACATTTGATTGGATAAAATATAAAGATACATATGATGATCTGTTATATGTAGATAGTTTGGATAAAGCATGGGACCATTGGTTACAAAATGGTAAAAGTGAAGAACGTACCTTTTTTTCTATAGAAAATAACAATACAAGACACATAAGAGGAATTGAAGATTTAAAATTTAAATTTGATTGGATAAAATATAAAGATACATATGATGACCTATTTTTTATAGAAACTTTGGATGAAGCGTGGGAGCATTGGTCTAGTTGCGGTAAAAATGAAGGTAGAAATTATTTTTCTATAGATAAAAAATCAGCTATTCAACGAGCTTTCTCAACTACAAATTCAGATGAAAATTTTGATTGGATTTATTATATTAATAATTATGATGATTTAAAAAATTTGAAAAATGAAAAAGATGCATGGAAACATTGGCTAAGAAATGGAAAACAAGAATGTCGCGATGCTGTTTTTGATTGGTGTGCTTATATCGGTAATTTAAATCTTAGTTCGATCGGAATCAACACAAAAGAAGATGCATTTGAGCATTGGTTAAACAATGGTAAAAAACAACACCGAGTACCTGATAACTTTAATTGGATAAATTATATTAGAAAAAACAATGACTTAGGTCCATTAATAACCACTGAAACGGAAGCAATCTATCATTGGTTAAATATTGGTTCAAAACAAAATTTGACTTATTAATATATTATTTAACATCTTTTTATTTGATATAAAGATGTAAAATATAGATATTGTAATAAATCTTATATAATTATTGTATAAGAGAGATGACAAAAATTCATAATATAATAAAAGGAACTAAGATTCGAGGTCCTCTTTCTTTTCCATTGATTCAATATCCCATTGCATTTATGGATTATTTATGGGTAAGTGTAATATATAGTTCCATTTCATTTGGTTTAGTTACACTCATTGACGGTCATTTATTACCCCCTTTTGATTTTGATGCAACTCAAAAAATTCAAACTCCTGTATTAGCTACCTACATTCTTTTGCAGTTAGCATTTCAAGGTTTCATCGCCATCATGTTATTTGCCGTTTTGCAACGTATGCCTTCTCCTCTTATGAATTGGTATGGTTACAATTCTCATTCTTCTCTTGGTCTATTACTGCGAAATCCTGGGCTTATTTCGGTTCTCTTATTTTCATTGTCAAAATCACTGCAGGGTCGATTAGCTATTTTATATAGCCGTTTCAGTAAAAATGGTCTTTATAATCTTTCCATTTATAAAAAAACATAGTTCATGCTGAGCAGCATGTATATTGCGTTCCCGCCTGAGGATTACCTACACAACCGCCGGTTTGATACTGACAAATACCATCCGTAAAATAATAATTATTTGTTCCTAGCGCATTGGCGCAGTAATTACACATCCAAGCGCAACCTGTTCCAGAGGTTACTGAAAAGGTTACGCAAGAATTGATGGCGCGTGGAACTTCACACATTTCCAAGCTGCGAACAATAACAGTCATCAATGACATAAGAATACCTGTAAAGAAACGCATATTATATACACTTATATTCTTATCTATTTATACTGGTTTCTAACATATTTAGATCCTTAAAGATTTAGAAAAGTTGTTTATAAAGTTGCATTAAAAATTCTGTAAAAATAACTTTCAATAGTAATTATATAAAATGGTTAAAGTTCGCGAAGTTTATTATTACAATTATAATCCCAGTAAGTATAACTATATGCCACTGGCTCCTAAATCTAGTAAATCTGATGCAACCCTATCAGAGACGTATAATGAAACAGTATTAGATTTATACACTAATGACAAAAAACATGCTGGTTACCTAGCACTTTGTGGTCAGTTCAGAAATGACCCTCTTAATAATGGTTCTAATAATCTCTTGGCCTTAGAAACAGTAGCTATTTATATAACAAAAGATAAATCACTAGATAAAGATAAAATACTAGGTAGTCTTTGCTATAATATTACATATATACAAGATAGTCTCGCAGATAGCATTAGCTATGCAAGTTATAATTCAACTTCACTAGCTACATCTACTAGTGGTAGGTATGATGGTAAAATGGTGAAAGTAAAAGATGAAGTAATAAATGAAAAGGCGGGTAAATATAAATTAACTTTGGAATATAAGTTGGATTTCTGAAATTCCGCTCATATGAACAGGTCCTTCCTCTAAATAATAATTAGAATAAAGATCAAATAATACTGTTGATCAATAAATGTTGTTTTATATTATAGAAAGAGACGGGATTTAATTTTCAATGGCAGCTCTTACTGCAAATGTCTGGTTTGTTTTGGTGACAAGAGATTTTAATTTAATTATTTGTATCTCAGTATCCAGTGTAAAAATAGCAAGGCAATTATTAATTGCAATTTCTTCTGCGTCAGTAACAGTATCTGCAGTAGCGGTACTAGTATAACTGGCAGTGTAAGTTTGTTCATTTTCAAAGATTAATTCTATACTTAACAAACATGATGCTTGCACCGCACTATCAGACATTTTATATACTATTTTTGTAAAATTATTTATACCAAAAAAATAATTCTACTATTCCTTTTCATTTTGACTAAATAACACGGCTCCATCCCAATGAATTGACGGCGCAATAGGCCATTCTGTATAAGCAACTGCTTTTGTTGTAGGTCTTTCTAACTTTAGCAATTCTTTCAAAGCTTGCATTCTTCTCTCTAAAGGGTTCATCTTTGCTGGTAATTTTCTAGACAACTGTTTCCATCTCCATTCAAACTGTAATGCAGCAGTCCAATCTGGAAAACCTTCTACATAACAGATTCTGGACCATGTTTCTCCCTTTGCAACACGAGCACCAGTTGCATGCGCTCCGCCTTTAATTTCTTTATTATGTTGTCTTAAGCGACGATCTACATCGACAGTTGCTCCTACATAAGTTGCTCCATCGCTTGATTCCAATAGATAGACAAAACTCGGCTTCGCCATACAACCCCTTAAGAGAAAAGGAATTCTTTTTAAACATGTTTAAAATTAAGGAATTTAAAAAAATCAAATTAAAATTTTTGCGGAAAAAAAAGACTTTAGTAATATTATAAAATGGGTGTTTTAAAGATGCTAGCTAATGCTATTAGTGCTCCACTTGTAACTGGTATTTCAAAAGGTATCGCTAAACAAAAAATTGTTAGTTATCACTTATACGCTGAACAATATCTGAATAATTATATCACAACCCAACGGGCTCTTGGAAACGACCCAGGTTTTAGAGCTGTAACTTTAGTTAAAAATAAGGACAATTATTATGCGCTTAAATTTGAGTATGTGGATAACGGACTAACTCTAGGTAAGATACCATTTCCTACACCTGCAAGAGATAGTGGAATTGATATGGTTAGAATTTCAGAGTTAAGTATGGATTTATTTGATGATAGTGGTGCTTTAGTTCAACGAAATGCAAATGCAAGTTCCGCTGCGCCCTATATTGAAGCAATGGTTATTCGAACTCTAGCAAAATATATGGCTGGTAACGCTGTAGAAAGTTATTTATTTGAGGAATCTTCCGGTGACACTTTCGATTCAATTTCAAATCCAAGACCTGGTACGAAAAATGGTAATGAAGCACCAACAGTACAAAAACCTAAAAAACAATATAATTTTGTAATGTCATTTGGGGGCAAAAATGCTGAAACCGGACTTTGGGGGAGAGATGAAAAATAATAAAATAATTTTAAACTAGTAATTACAGTTTCAACTTGTCAGAATGAGGTTTCTTAAATTTATTTATTACTAAAATATTATAACAACATTTACAATGTTTTTATAATAACTTTCTTTGCAAAAATATATAAGATGGTCTTTTGCTACATTCAATTAGTCGGTATTTATCTATCGTATAAAATACAACTTACTGATTATAAAACCATGCTTGAAAGTATGATATCAAAAATATCAGACATCAGTATATTGTATGTCAAAATGTTTCAATGGTTCTCCTATGATTTTACAGATAAAATGTGCGATAAAAAAACGATAGATACATTGTTTAGAAATTTCTTGGATAAAGTAAAATTTAGCGAAGAAGAAATAGACCGAGAAGAAATAACTGCCATGATTGAAAAATGCAAAGCGCAAAATCAAGAATTGCTTGTTGAAAATACCCCCATTAATTCAGGAACAATAGCTTTAGCGTTCAAAGGTACATTAGATAATAAACAGGTCATCATAAAACTCGCACGAAAAAATATTGTGAATAGAATTAAAAATGATATCAATACAATTGAAGTAGTAAATGATATTTTATATTTTTTAGATTTTATTCCATTTTTCAACAGCATTCGACAATTTACAAAATTTTTTATTTTCAATAAGGATTTATTAATAAAACAAACTGATTTTAATCAAGAAATAAAAAATATGCAATACTTTTATACGAAATTTAAACAGGCAAAAGATATTATTGTACCAAATGTATATACGGAATATTCTAATGAAAAAGTTATTTTAATGGATTTTATAGATAGTGTAAATATTGATACTCTTGAAAAAGAAGAATACAAGATTTTTTTTGCGTTGTTCTTAAAATTTTTTTATAATTGTGTAATCTCAAAAAAAATTATACATTGTGATGTCCATTTAGGAAATATTTTATTTGTTAAGCGTGTAAATGAAATGAACCAAGTAGAATATAAATTATGTATATTAGATTACGGAATATGTTTAGAAATAGATGTGAAAGAACAAAACTTTTTGGACGAGTTTTTAAAGCAGCTTCTTCACGATAGAGATAATTATAATAATGTTTTCAAAAATATTTTGAATCATATGAAAGATAAGTATAATTTAAGTGTAGAAAATTTTGATTTAATTATTCACGATATCAATCAATATGTTCGAACAAATACCTTACTTGGAGGTGTTTCCATAAGTCATTGTGATATATATAATTTTGTTAAAATTGTACAAAAGTATGATGTTATTATTCCGGAAAATATATATAAAATGTTGTTATGCTTTGTTAGCCTTATGGGGACATCAAATAAGTTATCTACTATCTTTTCAACATCAAATGAAAAACAATTATTTTTCCGATCGATACTATAAGATTTTTCTTATCCGTCTTTTTTCTTTTCTTCTTTTCTTCTTATATAAAAATATGAGCTACGAAATTATTAAGCAGAAAGACGGTATTGTTTTTCAAAAAAATATGAATAGTTCTGAATATAGAATTGTATCTTCTTTAAAGTTAAAGAAAAAAACAAACATACTTGACATTACAAAAAATAATGAATTTTTTAAATTGATCGCAGTATTAAATAGAGACGAAATTATAAGCTATGAAAATAAAAATGATATTATTACGATTGGGTTATCATCAGAAATTATGAAAGAATTTAATGATGTGTATATATTACATGTTACAAGTAAAATATGTAACGTAACCGAAAATAGTTGTGAAATAATCGGGAAATCAGTACCTTACAAAAAAGAATGTTCAAGAGTATTTATTTTGGAATACTTCATTATTAAACAAACTATTCAAAATGAAACCTATAATATCATTTTTTCATATTGTTTTGATGATCTTCCAGAAAATGTATTAAATAATCGCGAATTTGAATTATTCTCAAATTTTATGATAAATATTGTTCATAAATTGAATTTATATATTTGCAATTAAAATTTTATTGTATATATTTAAGATGGGTGGTTCATATTTAGAAAATATAATAGAAACTATTACAATGGCAATCATCAAAAAAGGTACGGACGTAGTTAAAAATGAAATACAAACTGGAGAGATTGATTTTATGCATATTTTTGAAGAATCTCTATCTAATACAATGACATCGACTAAAAAAAAATTCAGAATACTTAGAGATGGCTTACTCCTTTATTGCATAAAAAAAAATATTATTAACCCACGAACAAAAAAGACCAGTGAAAAAACACAGGTTACATCTTCATTGATTGATTTCTCAGCATGTAAAAAAATTATTCAATCCAACAAGAACTTAGCTAAACAATATCTTACTGAAATTATGTATTTAATCAAAAAAATATTAGATAATAAAAATTTATAGTATATTTCTTACATTTTGTCGTAATAAATATAATTTAAAACTTGGTAGGCTATACTATTATTCTTTAAGTCGGAAATAATATATATAAAAATTTGTTTAAAGAAAACCATGCAAATTTAAAAAAATGGTTAAGGATTTTTTAGACCTCGGAACACTAAAACACCGATCATGTCAAACAATTAATGAAACATATATAAACAATTATATGAATACTGTTTATTATAAATGTTGCCTCTACTCAATTTATGGTGTCATATAGTACCGATGTTATCAATTGCAGGTTATTTAGCATATCCCAAACAATTGCGGATAAATCCATCACTACTTTATATTTTGTCTCTTATTCATAATGGATTATTAGTTGCGTTTAGTGCTTGGACTTTTGTATCACTCTCTCGTATTTTGTATAATGATGGTATAGTATTCAAATCTAATTATTATTTTCAAAATCCACAGTTTGATATTATTATATATTGGTTTTACATCTCAAAATACTACGAGTTCTTTGATACATTCTTATTATACTTAAATGGTAAATCGCCAATATTTCTTCAAAAATACCATCATATAGGAGCGATATTAAGTTGGCATCTAATGTATGTCTATAAAGTTGATATGGTATGGATGGCATCGATTCTAAATTCGTTTGTCCATACAATAATGTATTCATATTACTTGGGTTGCTTATTGAAACTCAATCAGGTTAGGTTTCTCAAAAAATATATAACTTCTATACAATTATGTCAATTTTTCATATTGTATGTCAATTTCTATTTTTACAGACCTCCAATTGAGTCATGGTTTAATTATTATATTATTATTTTCTTTGCATCATACGGAGTTGGTGTAATTGGGTTGTTTGGGAAATTTTACTACGACAGTTATATTGACAAAAAGAAAATTCTTTAAGCCAGAAATAATATATATTAAAAGTTAGTTTAAAGAAATATTCTATATAAATTTAATATTTATATAAATATATGACAGAGAAAGTTGGAATATCTTTAGGTATAAATTGTACTAGTACTATGTGGGCTGTTCATAATAATGTAAGAAAACGAAAAGAAGATGGATATACAACATGCCCATTTGATATAATGGTATCTAATTATGTAGGTATTTGCGAATGTATAAAAGATGATTTTAAATATCTATGTGATGAAAATTATTTAGAATTAAATACTGTAAGCGATACCGAGACCATAATATATAATAACAAATATAATTTTATATTTAATCACGAAAGTCCAGGTCATGCAAATTTATATATTACTGAAGGATGGGAACATGGTATAAATCATTTTGTAATAAATAATTATGAAAATTTTAAAAAACGATATTCGAAAAGGGTAAATAATTTTAAAAACTACTTATCAGATGAAAATAATACAATTACTTTTATAATGACAACTTGGGAGAAAACAGACAATGATTTAAAAGAACTAAAAGAAATATTACATATTAAATATCCAAATCTAAAATATAATTTTATCTTATTAAATGATCCAAATGGCAAGGATTACTTTATTGCACACTTGAGAGCTATGCGTTTTACTGAAGATGATGAAGAACTGAAAAGGTTATTATAATATTATTTCTTTAAGCCAGAAATAATATATATTAAAAGTTAGTTTAAAGAACATGTATATTTTTTTGGCCAAAGTCAATTCGGGAAAGTCGGTTTTGGACATTTTTTTTGTCCATTTTCAAAAAGTCAAAATTACTTTTGGGGAAAAATAAGCAAAAATATACACCAGAGCATAATGATCTCAAATATTTATTTTATTAAAATGTTTGTGATTGTAAAATTTTAGGATTTTTCTGGATTTGCAAATGGCATTTTTCTTGGTATCCATTTAAGGATACGTTGGAAAATGCAAAAATGCATAAGGTATTTGTTACGATGCACGCTAACAAATTATTGTTTAAAATGTTATAATTATTACTGAAAGCTCAAAATGGATACCAAATGATACCAAAAAGATGCATTTTTGATTGCATTTTAAAATGTATCCTCAAATGGATACCAAAAAAATGCCAAAAATGCATACCAAAATTTTTGTTGCATATATAATAGCATAATTACTTATCAGTGAGTATTTTTGTTACGATATATGCAAAATGGATACAAATGGATACCAAAAAATGCATATAGTTGTTAAACGGCTTAGGATTTTTTTATAAAGTATAATAATGATTGATACAAACGATTCAGAGACGTTTAATTGTGAAACGTGTAATTTTACATGTAGTAAAAAAAGTAATTTTTTAAAGCATAATTCTACTAGAAAGCATATAGTACTTTCAAATAACTTACAAATAACTTCTACATCAGACTTCGTGTGCTCATGTGGGAGAAATTATAAACATAGACAAAGTCTTCACAAGCATAAAAAATTATGTAACACTTTAAAACCAACTAATTTAATAAATGAAAATGCAACAAACAATTTTGAAAAGCTAGCAAATTTACTGTTAGATGTAGTGAAACAAAATCAAGAGTTGCAAAAAATCATTTCTTTAAGTCAAAAATAATATATATTAAAAGTTAGTTTAAAGAACATGTATATTTTTTCGGACAAAGTCAATTCAGAAAAGTCGATTTTGGACATTTTTTTTGTCCATTTTTAAAAAGCCAAAATTACTTTTGGGGAAAAATAAGCAAAAATATACACCAGAGCATAATGATCTCAAATATATTTTCTATGTAAAAATCTGTTATTGTTAAATTTTAACACTTTTGCGGAAAACAATTTAGGCATTTTTCTTGGTATCCATTATATGGATACATTGGATACATTAAAAAATGTAGAAAAATGCAAGTATTTTTGCGAATATTGTTGCTTTGGTTGTCATAATAAGTTCAATTTTTCTAAACATAATTTGACACAGAAACATATCCAACGGATACCAAATGATACCAAAAAAATGCAAAAAAATGCAGAAAAAATACATCAGTGTTTATGTGGCAAAAAATACAAATATAGCCAAGGTTTGTCAAAGCATAAATTACAATGTCATATACAAAAAAATGAAGATGACTCTCCTGATCTTAAACTATTATCAGTGACAGAACCTTCGACCAATCAAATTGAAAAACTTACCAATCTTGTTTTTGATGTGGTAAAACAGAATCAAGAGCTTCAAAAACAAGTCTTGGAGTTATCGAAGGAAAAGATGGTGGTAACTAATTCGAATAATAATAATACAACAAATAATAATAAATTTAATTTGAACTTCTTTTTGAATGAGCAATGCAAAGATGCTATGAATATCATGGATTTTGTAAAGTCATTGACTCTTCAACTAAGTGATTTGGAGACAGTAGGGAAGATCGGTTATGCAGAAGGCATCAGCAAGGTCTTTGTAAATGGATTGAAAGAGCTGGATGTTTTCAAAAGACCAATTCATTGTAGTGATTTGAAGAGAGAAACCTTGTATGTAAAAGACGAGGGGATTTGGGAAAAGGAAAATGAAGAAAATACAAAAATAAAATATGCGATAAAACATATTGCACACAAAAATGTGCAACAAATTTCAGAATGGCAGCAAGAAAATCCGGGATATACGGATCCAGAATCGACTGTAAGTGAAGAATATATGAAGATTATTAATCATTCCATGGGTGGATTTACTGAGGAAGAGGATGAGACAAATTACAATAAAATCATAAAAAATGTGGCCAAAGAGGTGGTTATTCAAAAATAATTCAAAAACTTACTTAAATTTTGTATTATTTATGATGACAATTTTGATTTTACCTTTTTTATTTTTTCAGATTTTGCCTTAGGTTCTGTTTCCAGAATGTTTGTTTGAATAACTAAATTATCGGGTTGTTCTATTACTATATTTAATTTCTCTTCAATAATAACTTCTAGAGTTTCTTTATTTTTTGGATTACTTTTGCAATTTCTAATATGAGCCGCTAAACTTGCCTTATTTTTTCCAGACCAACAATTACATAAACTACATTTAAAATCATTATCATTTTCAATATTACCAAATCGAACAAACATTTTTTTTAGTTTTGGAAGTTGTATATCTTCGAGCTTATCAACTAGTTGTTTTGTTACCATTTTTATTGTATCCATCATTTGCATTTTTTGAGATATAAAAACTCGATATTCTTCACTGATTTCTTCCATATCCTCTTTGCTGATTGTGTATTCACTTTCATCATTATCGCAATTTAATGATAGCAATTTAAAAGATAAACTATCGATAATATCAATAGCTATTTTAATTTTGCTAATATTATAATCAGCATTTGGTATATATATATGGATTAGACCATTAATAATATCTATTTGAAAATCATTTTTGAATGTGATTGGGCTTTTTTGAGATACAAACACCCCGTGTATTTTTTGTGTCTGGATATCTCTTTCGAATTTTTTTACTTCATCTGTTGTTACAGAGCGACCATAGTCTTTATTTTCAAATAAAATAGATGGCTTTGTCTTATCCATTCTATTAACGCGAAGATCACAAGTAGCAGTATCATTTCCTACCTTGATGATTTCATCGCTTGGCATAATAGATTGTAAAATATAATATAACTCGGCTTCGCTAACATTCCCCTTTGAACTTGAATTATTTTTATATTTGTTTAAAAATTCACATAATTCTCCCGTAAGTTTTTGTTGCATAGTTTGTTGCATAGTAAAGGAATCCTTTATTTGCTGAATCCCTGAATTAGTTCTCTCTTCACTTGACTGAATAAAGCTAAAAATAGGTTGTTGAATTGTTGTTATCATCTTGGAAAGTTGTAGATCGATATTTTGCATAATCGCATCATTTTGATTGTTATCCTTGTTACTAAGCTCCAACAGTTTTGTAGTATCCTGCATAATAGAAGATGAAAAAGACTTGATGCAATTTTCTATTTGAACATAATTTTTCTCTTGACTTTTTGGAACGATATCATTAATTATAAGCGTTGTTTTTGTTAAAAGAAGATCATTGCTCTTTTCCATAAAAGTATTAATTTTTTCATTATTGGTTAAAATACTACTGTTCATTATATTTTTAATTTCTTCTATGTATTCTTTCTTAGATTCATGAAATCTAATAATGATATCAGACTTTACCGAGTTCAAATTAGAATGAATATCAGTAACCATCGAGAGAACTTTTGAACTAATGCTTGTATTTATTGTATCAGACAGGTTACTAGATAGGCTCTTAAGTATTTCGATAAATATATGATTCATAGTTACGATGTCTAGGTTGGTATTTTCTTTGTAGTAAGAAACAATAGTTTCATCTGTTATCTTAATGCAATTAC